CACATCGAAAGGAGGTAATTAACTACGTGACCCTACTCTCATCATTTAGGTGCGAATCCTACTTGGTTTAGTTAACAATGAGACAAGAGGGTGCTAATATTTTTTAAATTAGGAAGAGGATATTATAATCCTCTTTCGTATATTTACCACATAAATAAAATACAGTTATGGAACTTACACCTACCGAAATAGAAATGATTCGTCTTAAAAGAGTTGAAGACGAAGCTAAAGAACAACAAAAATTATTGCAAGATCAACTTAAGTATGAAAAATTACTTAAGGAACAAGAATCTAGTATTTCTAGTAAAATCAAATCCTATATTGATGGGAATGAGAGAATGACTAAATACTACAACAAATTAGTTGAATTAGGTTGTGGGGAATACATAGAATTAAAAACCAAAAACAGAACAATAACATATAATAGTTATAATTCTGATGAAATTAAACCTGAAGATGTCATTTCCAAAGAACAAGAAATCATTTTCATTCATACCAAATATGGAGATATCGATGGAATTGATATAAATAACAAAACTAGATTACCATACAAATTAAGTTCTCGATATCAAGGATACACTGCATCAGGATGTGCTAGTAAAATTTTAGAGGTTGTTGAACATGAAAAAATAACTCAACAATCTAAAGAAAGAAGAGAAAACAATAGAGAAGCTTTAATTAAACAATTTAAAGAAAAATACCCAAATACTAAATTTGAATTAAAAGAAGAATATAAACATTCAAATCATTCTAAAGGTAATGGATGGTATAATTATTATTTAATTGTTAGATTCCCAAATGGAAGTTGGGCTAAAATCAGATATACTGAAACCCAATGGACTTTGGAGGAGAAATTTGATAGTAAATATATTAAACCGGAAACTAAAGAAGAATGGTTAGATTATTTAGCTAAGGACTAATTTTGTAATAAATTTTTCGTATGTTTATAACAATAAAATAAATAATTATGGAAATTGATTTTATTAAAATTATAATAATATATTATATTGTTTTTATTATTTATTATGCATCGGGAGGACCAACTACTAAATTAGGATTTTGGTTAACATTAACACCATTAGCTATTATTATATATCCTATAATTTGGATTGTGGAATGGTATAAAACACTTAAATAGTTATGAAAAAAACATATAGAGATTTAAACCTTAAAGCAATTAGAGAAGCTTTAAATATAGATTTTGCTCATTTTACATATCAAAAAGATCAATGTTCTTGTTGTTATGGACCTAAAGACTTACCATCATTATATTGGAAAGATAAAACCATACCTAAAGGTGATGATTACACTTACATTCTTTTCAAGAATGCAAATAATGGTAGTGGAAGTGTATCTAAAACAGATTATTTGAAGGATAGACAACTAATTGAATGGAATCTAAGTGATGAACAATTAGATGGGGTTTGTAAAATGCTGCAAGAACAAGTAGGTGAAGGTTATAAAATCCATAAACCGTTGAAATCGAATGCTTGTATTGAAATAATTAAAATTTAAAGTTATGCTGAATGTTGGTGATAAAGTTTTATTTATAAGTAGCGGAACTAATATTCCTACTTATTACTCTGACCATGATAGGATACCTATTGAGATGATTATTCATGGTCGTTCTGTTCAAAAAGATCCTGAAAATGGAGGAATTGTTGAAGGTTTTTATGAGGATTATATTATAGTTTCTTTCATTGATGATAAGGATAATAAGACTCAATTAGGTTTTAGAGAACATAGTTTAGTTAAGGTAGAAATAGATGGTTTTTACGAAACGTATTAAAGGAAGGGAGTATTAAACTCCCTTTCATATGTTTACAACAATAAAATAAATAAGTTATGGCTCAAAGTTTAAAAATATCTAAATATTTAGGGAAAGATAAGGATGGGAATGATGAATTCGTTTTAACTGTTCCCCCACAAAGTGGTTGGAATGGGAATCCTAGTGAAGAATTTGTTAAAGTAGCCCATGATTATATAGAAATTGGTGGTAATTGCAGTTTCGAACTTCTTCCTGGGGTAAATAAACCTAAATCACAAGAGTATGGTGCCCAAAATTGGTTAACATCTCGTGCATATGTCCAAATTTCAATAAGAGAAGCATTTGGTTTTATTTTACCTTATTTAAACAAACATAAATTTCTCCAACCACAACATTTCGAGGAGAGAACTTGGAGTGAAGACGACCAATATTGGGAAATGCATAAATGTTATTCAGGACCTAGATGGAAAGCAGGTGATAAATATCCACCATACGCTTATGAAGGTGGAATAATCCATTACAGAGATATTGAAACCGGTAACCAAATGGTAGCTTTTAGAAGAGTTGGAGAATCAACATACAATCATGTAACTGTTGGAGTATTTAATACTGTTAAGGATTCATTAAGGCTGAGTTATAGAGATCCTAGAGAATTTAATGAATAGGAAATAAATATTTATTTTTATTTCGTATGTTTACAACAATAAGATTTAATAATTAAATAAAATATAATTATGGAAGAACCAAAAAGACGTGGTCGTAAAGCAGGAGTAACCAAACAAATTACAACAATTAAAGACCCTGCATTAGGTAAATTTCACATTGAAATTGAGAATAGAACTTCATTCAATGTTATGGAAGAAGGAAGTGATAAACCAGTTGCATTTTGTTCAAACCTACCAAGTGCTATTAAACGAATAGCTCATGATGGTTTATTTACAACAAATGCAACCCTTACATTAAAGGAATATATTAATTCCTACAAAGCAGAGTATGATAAAATCCACAAAGCGTTGGAAATGTAAATTTATAAGCCCCATAATTGGGGCTTTTTTAGGTCGAAATATAATTCGTATGTTTACAATATAATAATTAAGGTTATGATTTATAAAAACAAAAACATAAATGGTAATATTTTTAATATCATTAATGGTTTATTAACTATCATTGATGGATTGATAAAAATATTATCACTTGGATATTGTAGAGGTGATTACAGTTATCAACATATTAAAAATAAACTTAAATAATTAGTTATGAAAAAGTTATCAAAATATCAAAAAGCTAAAATCGTTGTAGGTATTATAAACGATTTAAAACAAATTGAAAATAAAAATCATTTTTATATAAATTTTGAGGACGATGGAATAATGCCTAAAATTTCCAAAAAAACAGGCATTCCTTTAAATAGAAACTATGAATCTGGTATGGTTGATATTAGTGAATATATTCACATAACATTTGACATGAGAGAACACAATTTGGTGTACGAAAAACGTTCCCCAAATCATGGCATTCGCAGAGGACCAGACCCTAAATTTTATGAGGAAGAATTTGAAGAAAAAATCAAATTATTTGAAGAAAAAAACATCCCATCTTCAGGACCTTGTAAAACATTAATTGGGGAATTATTCAGAGCAATTCAGAGAATCCAATATAGAGCATTTAATGATGGTGATGATTATTGTGAAATAGGAAGTCCTTCATTTATGTCTTATATGTTTTTAATTTCCCGAATAGATGAATTAAATTATTCATCTACTTCATATAATGAAGAAAAAGGACAACACGAGTTTGAATTTACTAATGAATTTATTAAGGAAAATAGTTGGGATGGGAAAATATCTACTATTATTGAACACTCATTAGCAAAGGATGCTGATTTTATTAAAGCCCAATTGATTGATTTGTTGGAGAATGATAAACTTAAGGATATTCCTAATAAATGGGATTCGAGAGATTATTCTAGATTAGATAAAGGTAGTTATTATTAAAATATATTTCGTATGTTTACAACAATAAAATAATTAGTTATGACAATATTAAATCTACCTTTCCTTAGTATGAAACCCATTTTACTTCATAGTGAAATGAAATCATTACATAAATGTTTTAATGAGGAAACAATGTCTGTAAAGCAATTTTGTCGAGCATCAAATAAATTGAAGGTTGATATTATGAATATGAAGACAATGGATGAAATGGTTTATTTTGTGATGGAAGGAACTGATTTCACCCAAAAAGAAGCAAAAGAATACATAAATAATCTATATTTTGAAGGAACATTTCAATACAACTAATTATGGAAATAACAATTAAAATACCTGAATTTATTATCAAACTATGTAAAGAATGTGGATTTGATGAAGAACAAACTAAAAAAATATATAGAGGATATATAAACGAAATATCCGATGATGATTATGGTCAATTTAATGCTAATTTTGAGGATTGGTTGGGTGATGATGAAGATGGTTTAATTGAAGAAATATTAGCAGAGGACTTATAGTTATAAGTATTTTTCGTATATTTACCCAAAATAAAAAATTATGAAAGTAAATACAGTAACAGGAGACCTTAAAGTTATATTAAATAAACTTAAGATTAAATATGGAATAACATATTCTGACCCTCGTAAAGATGGAATGGTTAGTGTTAAATTAGTTGGGGTAGAATTAAATCCAATTCAAATTCAACAAATAAAGGAATTAATGGAATTAAGTGGTTATATATTTCATTCTTCCACAAAACCTACATTATCTCCGATTTATAGAAGTTTTAAAGGAACAAGATTATGTTTTAGTAAAGGTATTAATTTTATTAAAAAACAACCAGTATCAAAACCTAAAAATATTGAACTATATACAATAGCCTTAACTTCCACCAAAGGAAGTAAAGAATCAATTACTATTGAAAAACACATAATAACTGAAGAAGATTTAATTCCATATAAAGAGGAAGACCCTGATGAAGATAATAATACTCTAGCTAGAAGATACATTTATGAAAATTATTGTATGGAATTTCATCAAATGTTCATTGAATGTATTATTGTAGATAAAAAACAATTAGAATCAATAAAGGCATTTTATATTAGATAAATAATTCGTATGTTTACAACATAGAAATTAAAAATTAAGATTATAAAAAAACTATTGTTAGTATTATCGGCTCTATTATTATTATCTTGTTCATATGACAATGATGAAACAACAACTATCACAACCCAATGTAATTACTCACAACATCGTAATTATAAAAAGGTAATTGAATATGAATATGCTTATTATAGTGATAGTATAATTAGTATTAGTGAGGAAATTTATGATGATATTTACCAAGTTATTCCTTATTCAAACCCATTACCCCCTAACACAACGGATACAATAAGTATTAATCGTTGGCAAGGAGGAGGAGGAGGACATTGGGGTGGATTAATACATGATATCACCATTGAATACAATGAATATAATCAATTTGATTAATAATAGCCCCAATTGGGGCTTTTGGTGTCTAAAAAATAGTTATGATAATACAATGTTACACTCCTGAAGAAATGAAAGAATTAATTAAGGTAATAGATACCAAAAATTAAGTTCGTATGTTTACAACATAGAAATTTAAAACAATTAGTTATGTCATTTATAAAACGTATCCCAAATAAGGATTGGAAACAATTCCCATTAGAAACAGAATTTCCACAAACTCTTAAAGACCATTTTACAAAATCCAACGTATTTAGATCAGGACATGGTGCAATATATTCAGATTGTATTTGGTATAAAGGAGAAGACTATAATACAGCAACAGAATGGTGTTTTATTATGGATGATGGTTGTTATTATAAAGTAGGTGCTGGGGATGCTTTTTGGCACACAAATCCAAGTGGGGAATTGGTTTTACAATGTACTTGGTCTTATAATCATTTAAACAAAACTGTTAGAAATTATCTAAAAACAGGGCAAACATTACGTGACCCAGGATATACTACATAGGGAATTGGATTACAATTATATAATTCGTATGTTTACAACAATAAAATAAATAGTTATGAAAAAATCAATAACCCTCTATACATTGGCTTTATTTCCCGGTAGTGAAGATGTGGAAATAATAGAACATAATATCAATGAAGATGATTTATGGGGGAGACTATCATACCCTATTGAGGATGACCAAGATTTAATCGATGCTGCCAAAGAGAAATTATTTGAGGAAGTTGGAGAAGAATATAATCATCAGTTAGCTAATTGTGTTATTTTAACTCCGGAACAACTCAGAAAGATTAAAGGTTGGGAAGTGGATTGGAGTTAGGAAAATCGTATGTTTACAATATAATAAATAATAAGGAGGTAAACGCGATATGAAGTGTATAAGAACAAGGGTGAATAATACTCGACAGTGCATAAAAGTGGAGTACATACCTGCCACGCTACCCATGTGTGCCAATAATGATAATTTATACCACCTATAAGAAACCTTATTATTTATTTTCTATGAAGCCCATACTATTTATTTAGTATAGAACCCAAAAATTACAACTGAGTAGGTAGCGAAAAGTAGACACGGTAAGGTCAAGCCGTAATAAATAGGTAAATGGGATAAGGAATTGGATTCGAATGAGTGATTTCATATGTTTACAACATAGAAATTAATTAAAAAATATAGTTATGTCAAAATTCCAACAAGGTTTCAATCAAGAAAACCTAAAACAAGCTCGTATTATCCTTAACAAACATTTAGCTGCAGCTGCATTGGAAATGGGTGTTCCAACATTTGGAATAGGTAGTATTTCATTTAATCCAAATGAAATGACAACCAAAATTAGTATTATATCTAAAAAACAAGAAGTGGCTGCTGTTATTACTGAAGAAATTGGGTCGATATTCAAATCTCCAAACGCAGCAACAAAATATGAATTAGCGGAAGTGAGAGCTACGGAAGTAATTGTAAAAACAATGAGACGTGGTGGTAAAAAATACAGAGTATCTACCGAGGAATTTGCTAATTGGATTAAATGTGGGGAATAGGATTTCATAAGGTCAATTCATATGTTTACAACAAGTTATTTGAAATAATGGTACTATACAAAGCTTGCTACTTACTCAAATTGATATAGCTTGTAATAAACAAAACAATGGGGATATGCTATGTGGATAATGCTTCCACACATTGTTAACCAAGAAGACTAAAACTTCATAGTACCATATTTCAATAATGAAGGAATTGGATTTCATAAGGTCAGTTCATATGTTTACAATATAATAATTAAATAACAATGTTATGACAATAGTAAACAATATTGCAGGATGGGACGAATTTAGAAAAGAATTATGGATACAAATAGGAAAAATACTAGATAATAGTAAATATAAACCTATTAGTTATACTATTGTTGGTAGAAATTTTCTAGATACTCGTTTAGTAATTCACTTCCACGATTGTCATCAAGTATTTGATTTTGTTTTTAATGAAGAGGACAAAACAATGGAGATTACTAAATTCTTCACCAAAGATATGGAACATGAAGATAGAATGAAACATAGTGGGGAATTCAAGGAGTTAACTGATAAATGGGATTTAATTAAGGAATAGGATTTCAATAAAACATTTCGTATGTTTACATCAATAAGTTCATAAACATATTTATAAAATTAATAATAAAAAACGATAAAAAAGGTCGTTGAAATTAGAAATTAAGTTCGTATGTTTACAACATAAGATTAATAATAAAATAAAATAATTTTTAACTAAAAACAATTAAGGTCATGAGTACACAAACACAAAAATTCGATTACAAAGGATTAGTAGCTGAAGCTAAATCATTAGGATTAGAAACTACAGGTAAAGCAGCTGTTATTGCAGCTCGTATTGAAGAATTCAAAGCAAGTCAAGCAGCGACTGTTGAAACAAAAACTGAAAAACGAGGTCGACCTGTTAATCCAAACAGTGCAAGACAAGTAAGATTAAGCCAAACAAATGTTGGTCATAGAGGTAGACCAGCGGATCCAAACAGTGCGTGGAACAAAAGACAAGCTGAATTAGCGACAAAACGTGAAGCAGGTGAATTAAAATTAGGTAGAGCTGTGAATCCAAATTCAGCAAGACAAAAACGACTTGCATTGAAAGGAACATTACCATTAGGTAGACCAAAAGCGAAGGTAGAAGAAGTAGTACCAACAACAGAGGTACCGGTACAAGAATAAATAATATCAAATATAAATAAATCATAAGCCACCATGTGTGGCTTTTGATGTCGAATTAAATATAATATATATGCCATACCCATACGAATTAATTAGATATAATGGTAAATCAACGTTGTTATTTAAAGGTGATGTTGTCGTGCAGGATGTTAAAGATTGGTTGGGAGACGCGCGGTATGAGTGGGAATATAGTGGTGGTTGTGTGTTATTTACAGTGTATGGAAAGTGTGACGTGATAGGGGTTAAGGAATAAGTAAATAGTGAGGCGGGTCCCCAAAGGGAGGGACGAACGGGAATCGAGGTCCCGGTCTAGCCCTTTCACGCTGTCTCCACTTCCTCTCATGTAAAATTTAAAAGTATATACAAGTATTCCACGTTCTTTGATTTCTTCATATATTTATACACGTCATTAGTAATGAGTACCGCCCGTCAGAGTACGTATAGGAATGTGGTTTAAACAATTATGTACTGATAACACCATCAATTAAGGTATTTGTTCTTAACGTAGCGTATAATAATATGGAGCTGAATATTAATTTATTCGGCTATTTTTGGTTACAGAAGGAATTTTTGGTTAATATCTTATTCGTATGTTTACAACATAAGAATTAATAATAACATATAAAGATATAATTATGGCATTAATTACAATTACATTCGAAGTAAACGATAGAGCAGAAATGTTTGACGGTTTAATAACAACACATAATTCATTACATGAAGCGTTATGTAAGGCAATCCACGAAGGTGATGAAGACGCTTTAGATTGGTTAATGGATAACGTTGAAGATGTTAGTTATTAAAGGAATTTATTATTAAAATAAGTTTCGTATGTTTACAGAGTAAAGATTAAGTTATACTTAATCATTTATATAAGAATTAATAATAATCAAAATATAAACAGTTATGTATTTACAAGTAATAAATTCAACACAATCAAAATTTAATACAATTCGTTCTACTAAGGAAACCTTAATGCAAGACATTAAACGACAAGGATGGAATGTTCAGGATTGTAGTGTAAGTGAGATCAGATCTGAATTGGTTGATACTAAATATCGTGGTGCAGATGGTAAAAATATTCCAGCGGGACAAAAACAGTATAAAACAAGAGCAGCACGTAGAGGTAATCTAAATAAAGTAAATGCTCATGTAATACAAAAAGTTGTTGCTGTAGTTAGTTAAATTGGGAGTTGATTCGCCTCCCCAATTGGTGGGGAGTGCGGGTCGTAAATTATGCAGCGCAGCGGTCCGTGCGAAGGCCGCGGTTGCGTGGTGGGGAAATTAGACCGATTCAATCCCTTACTAAAATTTTACGAAAAAAACAAAACGTATATACGAATATATAATAAAGATTATGGAACAATTAGAAACAGGTCTATGGTATAGATCAACAGTAAGTAAAACAAATTCAATTTATTTTCTAAAAAACATATCATCCAATTCCACTAATCCTCATTTTAGTTATGGAATTTCAGGAATTGGAACTTGGAGTGAATCTATGGATAGGCATTTCCCCAAATTCCAACTTGCAGAGGAAGAGGTAGTAAGTAATGTTATGAAAAATGAGGCAAGAAAAAGATATAAGGGTAAAAAATTACAATGCCTTATTGGTGGTTATCCGGTTAGATTTACCGGTGCTGCTATTGATTTTTATTTCAAAGATAATGATATGTGGTCAGACGGAGCAGTGATTTATAGAAATGGAAGATGGGCAGATACAATAGATAAGGATATTAAAGAAACACATTATGAAATTTATTAGCTTTTTAATTACATTATTGTTATTATCTTGTTCAGAACCTAAATACAGATCTATAGGACAAGAAATAATTGATGGTAAAGTGTCTGCTACACAAGAGGGTCATATTGGAAGAGGAACTTCTAGAAATCCTACATTATGGATTCAAAATGAAAAAATTACTCAAGAAGTAGATATTCCATTTGAGTTTGAAAATAGATGGAAAGTTGGGGATAGTTGTTTATTGATTATCCAAAAATATGAAATCATTAAAGAAGAATAATTATGGAACAAATTTATACATGGATGGATATTTTTCTTAAAGTTATAATGATTATAATATTAGGAGGAATATATGAACAACTAAAAAAGAAATAATGGAAAAATATGATGATTTTTTGTGGGTGAAAAGAGTAATAGACTCTTGTACCGAAGTATCCCATTTGCGTTCTATATCTAGATTAATTAGAGCTTTTTATAGAAAATATGAAGATTGGATATTAGAGGGTGAATTAAAAGATTATGAGATAATTCATATTAAGAAAATGCAATTATTAATTGAAAACAAAATAGAATCAAAACAACCTATATTTAAATAACATGAGTTCCGAAATAACCATTTCGGAATTAATATGCGTTGATTTAAAAGAAAAGAAGAGAAGATTTTTATTTGGAAAATTGGGAAGTATATACGGAGGAATTTTTTGGGTGAAAAATGGGTTGTATATTTACAATATAAATTAAGATTATGAAAAAAATATTTACATTATTAGTACTAAGTTTATTATTAGTATCTTGTTTTAAGGAAAATTATATTGTGGAACCTATAGAAAAATATAGAGGGAAAGGAATAATAGTTTTGGAAACCCCAACTACATTATATAAATATCCTATAATATTAGTGAAAAATAAAGATAGTGTATTTAATATACAATTAGCATATTTTGATGCACAAGGATTAAAAGCTGGAGATACGATAAAATAATGGAAACACCAGAAATTATATATACTACTTGGGGTAGTAAGAAATCTGTTACTGTGAAATTAAACGAAGAACAGTATTCCCAAATAAGTTATCTATTTGGTAAGGATGGAAAACCTATTTCCAAAGAATTGGATTATAATTCTAAAGGATATAAATGGACTTTATGGATATATAGAATAAATACAGTATATTACTTATATGGTGTTAGTGGTGACTCCACATTTGGTAAAGTTCCTTGGTGGTTTAGACAACAATATTATGGTAATATAAGAGCTGGTAGAGAAATTCTAGGAAAATTCATTGAAAAATATTTTATTAATCAAGAAATCAATTACGAAGTTTATTAATATGGAACAAATTAAAATCGGTTATGATAAAACCACAAATCTTTATATAATACCAAACAGGAATTATTGTATTATAAATGGTAAAAGGGAAAAAATAGATACAATCTATTATAATAATGCTAGAGTATTGATAACTTCTGTTAAACCAGAAACATATCAAACTTATAGTAGTAAAACTATTACTACTCATTATGAACAAGACTCTCATTTTAGTAATATATTAACTGTTGAAGATTATAATAAACATATTTCAGATTTCAGATCTAGAGGTTGGGAAGATGATTATGAATGGTTTTTTGATGATATAGAAGATGAAATAAAATATAAACGTTTTTTAAAAGATTGGAAACCTATTAATAAACAGGAAGAAGTAATTACTGATTATGAAATAATTTTTGTAGAAGTTCCTATTTCTGAATATGAAGATATTCAACCTTTAGCTTCTATGGAAGATATAGATTCTTGTGAAAAGGCTATGTTTGTATATAGACCTAATCCTAAAAAGTATTTTACAGAATATTGTGAGTCTTTAGGTATGGTTTTAGAACCAAATGATTTTAAAAAAACTCCTAATTCATATAGTTTTCCATCTTCAGGTATTGATTATGTTAAAATCAATGGAGAATATTTATTTTTAGGAGATAACAAACCTAAAATATTCCAAAAAACAGCTAAATATCAAGAATGTATTGATAAAATGGATCAGGATATTAAGTTTATTAAAGATAATATTGATTTATTTTTACGAAAAAATGATAAGACTCCCCTAACAGAAATTGAAAGAGGTTCTTATTATAAAAATTTAATAAATATACAAAAAAGTATAAGAGGATTAGATGTTAATAAAAAAACTCAACAAAATCAAACAAGTTTATTACATCAAATTCAGAAATTAATAGAATCAATAAAAATAGAATAGTGGAAAAAGAATTTATACCTTACGAACAAGCATTAGCTTTAAAAGAATTAGGATTTGATGATGTTTGCTTAGCTACTTGGAAAAACAAAAAACAAAATATTAAATTACACTTTAAGTACTATTTAACGAACAAAGCGTTAATAGGTACTGATGTAGGAATTATATGTACTGCACCACTATACCAACAAGCATTTAGGTGGTTTAGAGAAAAACATGGGTATTTTACATCTCCTACGGAATCTGATGACGATATTACTAAAAAGTATGGTTGGTTAATAACTAAAAATTTAGATGGTGGGAAAATATTTATTAATCTAATTGGTTATAAGGATTCTTACGAAGAAGCAGAACTTGAATGTTTAAAAAAATTAAAAGAAATTGTAAAAGAAAAATAATGGAAAAATTAGGATTAATATTAGCATTTTATGCTTTTGTAGGATGTTTATGGTGGGTAGCAGCTAAAATATCGGGAACAATTTGGGCTAAAATGTTTTTTAAAACTTTTGGTATTACAGGTTGTGTAATATCATGTATTTACATACTTAAATATTTTAATTTAATTTAGATATGAATTTATATAAAGTAACATATGATAGTAAAATAAGTATATCCGATTTTTATTCTCCTTTATTTTATGAAGCAGAAAACGAGATTGATTCTTTATCTAAATTTATGAAAGATTGTGAAAAACATTTATCTCCTCATTTTTCATTCAAACCCCAAAATATAACAGCAACAAAAATTTGTAAATTAAAAGAAATTAGAAAATGACAGATGAATTCTTGGAATATGGAAAAAGCTATCGTAGATTATACGATGAATATAAAAAACATGGTAGTTTAGTAGTTGGATTTGATTTTGATGGAACAGTTCATGATTACCACAAAACTGGGGCTACATATGAAAATGTAAGACAATTATTACGTGATTTAAAATCAATCGGTTGTAAAACATATTGTTGGACAGCTTATGAAGATTTAGATTATGTAAAACAATTTTGTTTAGATAATAACATTCCTTGTGATGGAGTTAATTGTGATGGTATTCCATTACCTTGGGAAACAAGAAAACCTTTTTTCTCTGTTTTATTAGATGATAGAGCAGGATTAATACAAGTTACTAAAGAATTAACAACATTGGTAAGAACAATAAAATTAGAGAATGAATAAATATTATATAAGAATACATGGAAATAGGGTATTTGAAAATGTTGTATTGGCTAATCACTATGAATTTAATCGTACCTCTATCAATTTTTTTAATAATGTAAGTGGAAATTGGATATTAGTATATTCATGTCCTGCAAATTTATCTGAGATTTATAAAATTGAGAAGACTGATGAATAATTTAGATCCACAATATATAAATCTTGTAAAAGATATTTTAGTAAACGGTCATTCCAAGGAAGACAGAACGGGAACTGGTACTAAAAGTGTTTTCTCAAGACAAATCAGACATAAAATGTCTGATGGGTTTCCTCTACTTACAACAAAAAAGATGCCATTTAAAACAATCGTTACAGAACTTCTTTGGTTCTTAAGAGGTGATACAAATATTAAGTATTTGGTTGATAATAATTGTCATATTTGGGATGGTGATGCTTATAAAAATTATTTAAAGAATTGCACTGAAAATTATAAAACACACAATAAAAATGTTGTTGGAACAGATATACCAGACCATTGGAAAGACAGTGTTAAATTGGATTTAAGTGAACTATTAACACAAGAAGAATTCATCGACAAAATAAAAACCGATGAAGAGTTTGCTAAGAAGTGGGGTGAGTTAGGTCCAATTTATGGTAAGCAATGGAGAAAATGGGGTACAAATAAATTAGAGAGTTTTAGTGGGGTTGATTATGATGGTTGTAAACCAATTTATATTGACCAAATCCAAAATTCAATTAACCTATTAAAAACTGAACCAGACTCAAGGAGAAATATTATTTCTGCTTGGAATGTGGGTGAGATGAAAGATATGGTTTTACCACCATGTCATAATTTTTTTCAATTTTACACAAGAAAATTAAATTTTAACACTAGATATAAAATTGGTAAATACCAACCTTACAACATTGAAGGAAAAGTTGAATATAAAAAGGGATTAAATTATATCACTCAGGAACAATTTGAAGATTTCCATAATTTGGAGATGGATATATTGGGTGTCCCAACCAGAGCAATCTCTTTAATGTGGAATCAACGTTCAGTAGATACAGGACTTGGTCTTCCTTTTAATATAGCTAGTTATGGTCTCTTATTAGAAATTATAGGTAAAATGGTTAATATGGTTCCAGATGAACTTATTGGAAATTTAGGTGATACTCATTTATATAATAACCACATCGAACCTATTCAAGAACAATTAGGAAGATCACCCTATAAATTACCAAAATTAAATTTTAGTAAATTATTTAACATTGATATTCAAAAATATTCGAATCAATTTAATAATCCATTAGCTTTGGATATGTTTATATCTAGATTAAGTTCCGATGATTTTATTCTAGAAGGATATGAATCACACCCAACAATAAAATTACCATTATCTAATTAATATGAAAGAAGGAGATTTAATACAAGAAAACATCCCACAAAAAAGGGATTTACAAAAAATATTATTATATATAGTATGTTTTTTATTACTTTTATTTACACTTAAATCATGTTTTGATACTTCGAAACTTGAAGGACAAGCTATTGAACTTAAGAAAAAAATTGAATTAACAGAAAAACAAGTATCTTTAAATAAAAAGGAATATAAAGTTTTGAAAGATTCTTTAAAAGAAGTTAGAGGAAAAAGGAATGATACTATTCAAAAACTTAGAGAGGAAAATAATAAACAGAAAGATGTAATAGCTTCATTAAGAGGTAAAAATAAAAAACAAAAAGAAGACTTAGACAAATGGAATTATTCTACTTATACTAATTTTTTGAAAGATTATTATAAAACTCAAAATGTAGTTGAAACACCTCAAGGTGTTGAATTACAAAAAGATGTTCCAAAACAAGTTGCTATCACTATTTTCGATAAAGAAAAATTTGAGGGTGAAAGTAAAGCTAAGGACACTATTATTGAAAATAAAGATAAAGAAATAGTTCAAGAACAGGAAAAAACTAAGGAAGCATTATTAGAAAGAGATAAAGCAGATAGTATAATTGTTGATATGACTAAATTAGATGGTGAAAAAAATACACTATTAGAAAATCAAGAGAAGAACATTAAATTTTTAGGAATTCAAAATAAATTTCTTAAAGTAGCGACTCCTGTTGCTTTTATTGCAGGTACTGTTTTAGGAATATTAATAGTAAAATAACATGGGTTTATTAGTTTTAGAATTACACCGTTTAGATTTTGAACCTAAGGAATGGGAATTATATGATAAAGGTATAAAATCTTTAAATTATTCTATGTTAAAACCAAAATATCAAGAATTATATAGATTATCTAATGAAGTTTATATAATTTTAGGTAGAGATAAACATTATTTAAAAAAAAGAATGTAATATGAATCAAGAAATATATAAAATGAAACAAGTAAAAATTGGAGGACAATTAGTAGAATTTTCCTCACTAGACCAAAGACAATCTCTTACAGAAGAGGTGAATCCTAATTTCTTAGGATATTTTAAAGAATACTATATTGATGGAGCATTAGTAACATTAGATAAACCAGCAAAATTTTATAAATAATGGCAAAACAAACCACAAATAAAGCATCTAAGAGTAAAGAATTAAATATTCTTGAAAACCCAGCTACTAACACAGATGGAGGATTTGAAGTATTATTAACAAATAAAGATATTGAAAACTTTCCAAAACTTCAAGATGCTGGAATTTTGGGTGGAGATAAAATTATTATATCTAATGAAGAATCTTTCATTGTTGAAGAACCAATGAATGCTAATAGTAAAAACCAAAATACCAATCCAATCATAACTGATGATTTAACACTCTTGAAATTTTATTCAGAAGAATTATTAGTTTCATTAGGAGATATTTACATTGGTGGACGTGCTGCTCAAAAAAGGGATCAACTCTTTGAGTTTCTTCAAAAGTTAAAATAATATAAAAAGGAATAGGTCTCTTACGAGACCTTTCATATTTTTACCAAGTAAATTAAAAGTATAGTTATGTTTAAAGATGGAGATTTAGTTAGAATAAAAAATACTCCCCACATGATGGAATGGAGTAGACCAAGAGGTATAAATATTGGTAAAACATTCACAATTAACTTTGGTCGTAATATAAATCCAAGATGGAAAAAAGAATGGCTAGATGGTGAGACAAAATCTTCAGTTTGTGATGTTAAAAATACTTATGGTATAAATTATCACATAGATGATTTAGAATTGGTGAATCCAATAGACCTAATATATGAAATTTATTAAAAATAAAGATTATGGAATATAAAGTTGGTGATAAAATAAAATGTTTACCTGGTTTTAATAATGATTTACATTGGGAAAGTGAGAAATCTGGTGGTGCTGGTTATAGTGATGGTACAGTGCTTACAATAAGAAGAATCACTATGAATAAGGGATATAATGATATTTTATGGTTTGATGAAATACATAAAGGTATATTCTCCCAGGCCGTAATTTTATATAATAATACCCATTATGAAATCTGCTAATCATATATTAAATAAACAGTTTGAATGGTTGCGTTCTGGTAAAATGGGATGTACTTTTGGTACACTATTAGCCAAAAACCCAGATAAAATAGGGTGGAAGTTCCAAATTAATCCTACTAAATTAGAGTGGGAAGAAGATACTTATTTATTATCCATTATATTTCCTGATGAAGACACAAATTCAGTTCGTAATTGGGCTTTAGATAACGGAATGTATTTGGAAGATATTGAAGATTTATATCAAGGTCTTAGATTAAAAATAGGGGATGATATTTCTTGGATTCAATATTTTGGACCCGATAGTCATGTAATTACAAGACAGGCACCATATCCAATGTTAAATCTTTGTGTAAAATTACCATTATTTACTTATTATAAAGTTGGATTTAAAGGAATATTACACTTAGCACATGCAGGTGTAGGTAATTTAACAAACTATATTTGTGATAAATTATGGGATTCTTCTTTCAAAAATACCAAGAAAATACTAGGTCATAAACCAACAATAAGAGAAGCAGCAAAAACAACATATATAAAATGATTATAATAATATTCGCGGTAATAGGAATGATTTTCTCTGTTATTTTTATAATTTACCTTCTTGTAATTATATCTAACTATTTTGAAAAAAATAAAATTAAAAGAAAAGAATTAATTAATTTCAAAAATAAAATAGAAGATGAAGATTTAAAAAAATCTTGGGTCAATTTCTTAGAGAAAAAATATAATAATTCTTATTGGAATGAAAAATTAAATTATTAATCATGGAAAATACAGAACGTTATATAGGTTATGGTAAATTATTAGATTTACCAAGCGGTAGAGTAGGTTTAGAACTTACTTTAAATAATTTAAGAGAATTAGTTATTGAAATGGAAAAACTAGATAAAGTAAAAATTCTAGTTTTACCTGTTAAAGAACATAACGTTACAGAATGGAGAACTCATTCTGTGAAAGTAGGAGAAAGTAAATATAAAAAAGAACTTATAAATGAACATTAGTTATGAAACATAAATTTAGTAGAGGTGATGGTTTTATTGGAACCCAAGAGGAGAGAAAAATATTACAACAATTAATAATAAATAAAGGATACAACCATTCCCCAGGTTTTAAAACAAATAATGGAGGAAATGATTTTCTCTGGAGTGTAAATGAATTCTATCTAACAATAAACAGATCAGGAATTACTAATCCAATCCCATTCGAAGAATTCAAAAGATTATTATCTAATAATGAATATGAGTATGAAATCTACTAAGATTTTAATCATAGGCCAAGCCCCACCCTCAGTAAATCAACGCGTTCCTTATGACACAACGATGTTATATGAAATATTAGAGTGGGTTAATATAACCAAAGAAGACGCGCATAATATATTTGAATTTGATGCAGTTTATAATAAATTTCCTGGTTATGGTCCTAATAAAGAACATTTAAAACCAACACAGGAACAAATGAATTCTTATTGGGAACAGGAACTGGAGGGAAAAGTACAACTAGCTGATAAGATTATCTTATTAGGAAATGTTGCTAAAGATTTTATAAATTCTAAACCTAAAACATGGTCTTGTAGTACAGAATTTTTAGAATTAGTTCACCCATCACGTTTAAATTATAATCGAATTATACAGAATAAAGAAAATATAACTAGTAAATTAAAACAATTTATATGGGGTTTCATAAAGGAGATATAGTATACCATGGATGGAGTAATGGACATTATTATATAACAGAAGTTACGGAATGGAAAAAAGATTGGATAAAAGGAAGGCATTGTTTGTGGATAAAACAGGAAAATTTTAAATTTGAAGATAACTATCAAAATAATATAGGAGATGAAATTAGATTAGCTACCAATGAAGAAGTTAGTTGGTTTAATGAATGCATAAAAAATAGAAAATATATACCCTTTAATAATAAACAATATTACGAAATATATTAAAATATGAAATATCAATTTAAAGAAGGAGATGGAGTAACCCATCTTACCGCAACGGTAGAGGAGAGAGAGAAAATATATAAATTATTAAAAAAAAATAATTATCCCTCATATGCTAATTATGAAAATAATTCATATAGGTATGGAGGAAGTTGGGCTAATCAATTTACCAACAATTTCCGTTTTAATAAACAAGGTAAATGGGTTACTTCTAGTAAACAACAAGTAACTAATGCTATGTCATATGAACAGTTTAAAACTTTAATTGAAAATGATGGTGAACCACAATACGAAATTTATTAATTATGGAAAAATCGAAAATAAAAAGAGGAGATTACATTTATGAAGAGAATGAATATTTGATTTTTATAAATTTAATGAAAAACAAAGAAAAACCTTTATATTTTATTCAAATCAATAAAGGTGGAAAATTTATAGGCAAGGATAATGATTCAGGAATATATGGACAAAAATTATTGCGATACGCCACACCACTTGAAAAATTTTGGTTAGACGAATGTATTAAAATAGGACAATTTATTGAAAAGGATAAAATTGAGAAAAAATTCAATGGTGAAATTCATTATGAAATCTACTAATTTTTAATATTTATAATAAAAACAAAATAAAATGAATAGATTTATATCAAAGGTTGAACCAAGAACAACTTATATTAAAGATGAATCATTAAAGGAAATTGGAGAGAGTTACAGTACTGATATATCAATATTAGTTAGTAAGGTAAATCAATTCTTAATATCACTCAATGGATTATATATTGGGGGTGATGCTGAGTTTAGTAAAGTAGAATTAATAAAATATATCGATTCTTTATATAACCCTGAGTTAATAGAATCTGATAATCCTAGAGGTGAAGGTTTAGGTGGTATAGAAGGTAATGGAAGAGTATAATGAAATTTAGAATAATAGAAAATCAGGAAGATATATCTCTAAATAGAGGTCATTCAAGAAGTGAATTAGATTTACTTTTAACCCCAATAGATTCAAAAACAAATGATGTTGATGCTGCTCTAAATAATAGGGAAAATTATGGTTCTTATTTAATTAATGTAAGAGATAAATCATCTGTAAATAAAGCAATTGAGGATTATTTTGGTCCTACATTACCTACAAAGAAAAAACCATTAGAAAAATTAAGAGGTGAACCATTTCCTCCCAAAACAAAACAAGCTATGGATGATTTTTTAAAAGGTTTGGAAGTAGGGAAACCTAATATATTAACTTGGGAAATTAAACCTAATGGTACTATATTATTTCCATCTAAGAAAAATGAATCACAACAAAAAACTATTAATGTTCTTAAACAAGTTTTAGGTAATGCTGGGATTAAATATAAATTAGAACATTTTGAAAATTTAGCAGAGTATTCTAAGCCATCTCTAAATGAAGTAAAAAGAATGCAAAGATTAGCAGGTTTAAAATAATTTTAAAGAAAAATTTGTTTACCCAAATATTTATTCGTATATTTAACCAAATAAAAATAATTAATATGAAACAAGATATTATAGCAATGACTAAAACTGGTATTTAATTATGAAAAAATCAGATGTAATAATGGGTTCACCTATAAAAGGTGGAACAGGAATGAATAAAATAGAAGGAAATAGTTGGGAAGGATAAAAATTTCTCAATTTTTACAAAAACTTTATATATTTATATATAACATGAAAAAATATAATAACATATCGAAAACGTTTAGAACACTTAATCATAGTGATTGGGCCGGTATGTCTATTTATAATACAGTAAGTTTACAACCGGAATCCCAAGGTGGAACGGAAGTTTGATAGTAGTAATTTAAATATACTATATAAAACCCGTTCCTAAATAGAACGGGTTTCTTTTTACAATAAAATGCCTGTGTAGCTCAAATGGTAGAGCGCCGCTTTTGTACTGCGATGGTTGGGGTTTCGATTACTCTCACAGGCTCAAAATTAAAAAACATTTTAAAAAAGGTTTGGATTTTAATAGAATTTAAAAATTCCAATAAAGGAATTTGAAAATTAAGTTTGAAATCGTATATTTACAATATAAGAAATTTAAATAATTCGTTATTTGACATATTGGATATTATTTGGTGGGTATCTGGCTGGATCAAGAGCGACTCTTGAAAAGTCGTAGCAGGTAAAACTGTTGTGAGTTCGAGTCTCACACCCACTTCAAAGTAAGAAGTAAGGTAAGCGCACCTTGTTAAGAGCAGAACCTCTTAACCTTACTTATTTTGCCTGTTCGTATATCGGTTATTACAGATGTTTTTGGCGCATCTAAGGGTGGTTCGATTCCACCACAGGTAACAAAAATAGGTTCAAGTCTCTCAGAGAGACATATATTTATATTAAATAATTAGATATGAAAATATGTGCTAAATGTAAAGAAGAAAAAAACTTATATGAATTTACAAAAAATAAATCTCAACCAGATGGGATGCAAAGATATTGTAAAAAATGTAAAAAGGTAAGTGATAAAAAATGGATTGACGAAAACCCTTCTATATGGAAAGAAGGAAATAGGCTAAAAAATGAAAAGATAAAATTAATATTATCAGAAATTAGAATATCTTTAGGAAGTAAATGCATAAAATGTAGTGAAAGTAGAGAACATTTACTCGATTTTCATCATATTGATAAGAATGATAAAGAAGCTATTATATCATCTATATTATCATATAATGGTTTTGGAACTCAAGCATTAAAAAAAGCTTATGATGAAGCTAATAAATGTGTTTTATTATGTTCTAATTGCCATCGTGACTTTCATTTCATGGAAAGAACGAATAATATAGATTTGAATAAATATTTAACGGGATACTAGGGCAGACGCAAGAACCCACATGTTTTGGGAACATGAGATTCGCCGGTTGGATTCCGGCTATCCCGACGAGAGAGACTGTTGTTAATTCATAGGGCGTATAGAGTCGCTGCGTAGAATTAAATTTGCCCTCGAGGCTTTAAAGTGAAGCACCTAGCTTTTAACTAGGGTAAGAAGGAGCATTACCTTCCGGGGGTACAATAAGGTAGAACTAGAGGTTCCTAAATAGTACTTAAAATACCCTAGTAAGTTTTTTAGTTGACTTTTTCTTTAAAAAAGAAGTTTTCATCTGCTTCCTTAACTCAGCCTGGTAAGAGTGCTTGTCTTACATACAAGAAGTCGTAGGTTCAAATCCTACAGGAAGTACGAGGAAATAAATAAGGGTATTACTACTCCCTTATCACCCATATTTGAGGTGATTGGTGTAAATATAACACAATTTCCTTTTTGCCCTATTAGCTCATTTGGTTAGAGCGCATGTCTTATACACATGAGGTACTTGGTTCAATCCCAATATAGGGTACAAATAATGGGTAGTAAAAGTCATTCGGATATGGCAACGAGTCTGTAAAACTCGTCCTTACTGGGAGTGGTTCGAGTCCACTATTACCCACAATTTGGGAATATAGCGCAGTTGGTCAGTTCGCGCTAGACTGAAAATCTAGAGATATGGGTTCGATTCCCATTATTCCCACAAAAATCCTGCTTAGAGGGTCAGAGAGGAGAAGTTAAAATTTAATTTAACTAGCCGCTTTAAGTAGGTGAAATTGCCCTCTCGTATAAAGGTTATTACGGTTGACTGTTAATCAATTTATCAGAGTTCGAGTCTCTGGGGGGCAGCAATACAGGCGTATCGTCTAATTGGTTAGGACGCATGGCTGATAACTATGTAATCCCAGTTCAAATCTGGGTATGCCTACAAAATGGAGATTTACTCAAACGGTAAAGAGGCTTGTTTGCTAAACAAGTAGGGTGTAATAACTACATGGGTTCGAATCCCATAGTCTCCGCAAAAACCTATTCACCGTCCTCATTACGTGTTTAAGGAACACAGGAGATGAAAGTACGAACGGGGCTCCGTGGTAAAACACATAAAAATTATATAGTACAACGGTAAGTTAAAGGGTTCTTATCAAATACCGAATGGTCTTGGTGACCGAGAACGGCTCATATCCGATCTTAGATTGGTTCAAAACCAATATTCGGTACAAATCAGGTGGGGAAAATATACCTTAAATGCTAACGGTTAAAATCCATTAGGAGGTCAGCCTGTTTTATATGGTGTGTAAGTTGGATATTGGTTTGCCAAGCTTGTCTGTGAAACAAGAGTTTAATTTAAAACATGCGGGTTCGATCCCCGTTATACACCCAAAAAAATCGTTATATAAATGCAATCCCTTTGGTAATGCAGAGTAGAACTTTATAAAAGGAGAATGCGCAACTCCGGAGGTTAAGCGATAATTCCTCCATTTTATGTGCTTATAGTTTAATTGGAAAAACTTTGAGGTACGATCTCAAGATTATAGGTTCGAATCCTATTAGGCATTCAAGTATTAATTGATGACGTTTATGGACGTTCTTTAGGACGAGAGTTCGATCCTCTCCAGCTCCACTAATAGTGAGAAAAAATATGGGGCTGTTTGGTTTTGACTATAGTTTAGTAGATAAATCGAGATTAATATTAAAAGTAAAGGACAACTTTGCAATAGCAGCTTAATAAGCTCATAGCGTTGATGTTGTGTTCGACTTGGTCGCGGTAAAAAGAAGATACAAGGTATAGTCGTTTTATTTCCCAAGCAATGAGAGTGTAGCGTGATCTACCCAAATTCGAACTTTTAAGCCTCTATAGTATAAATGGAAATACAGCTTCCTTCTAAGAAGTATTATACCTGTTCGAATCGGGTTAGGGGTACAAGTAAATGCGTCTGTCGGCAACGGTAGTCACCAACTCTCCAAAAGTTGAAAAGTGTAGGTTCGAATCCTACCAGGCGTGCAAAAATTAATTATTATGAAAAAATTATTAGATGCCTTATAAGTTAATAACTTATAAAAAAGGCAAAAATGAGCAGAACATTCAGAGAAGATCCAAGAAGACACATTAAAGTACCAGATGGTAAATTTTGGAGAAAATGTAAATGTAATTGGTGTATAAATATACCTTATAGAGATAGATATGGTTTAACCGTTAAAGAAAATCTATCATTATGAGAATTAAAGATTATACACAAAAAGAGTATAAAAGAGAAGCAGCATTTTATAAATATCCCCCATATTGGGATGAAGGATTAAGATTAAAAGGAAGATTACAATCTTTTGAACAAAGAATGTATAAAACTTGGAAACACAATAGAAAAACACAATATAAGTTATGACACAGAAAAAAACATTAGTAATAGATTCAAGTTATATGCCACGGAGTATTATAAATTCCGAACGTGCTTTTGTAATCTCATATAAAGGAAATGCTGAAATTATATATGAACATAATGAAAGTTTTGGTTTAGTAAATCCTAATTTGGATATAAAAAAACCATCAATTATTAAAGTTCATAAATATGTAAATCAAAAGTTTCACAAAGTTCCTTTTAGTAGAGAAAATGTGTTTAAAAGAGATAACTATGAATGTGTTTATTGTGGTTGTTCAAATAGAAAAACATTAACATTAGATCACGTTCATCCAACATCTAAAGGAGGACAAAATACTTTTGAAAATGTTGTTACTGCTTGTAGATCATGTAATGGTGAAAAAGCAGATTTAACATTACAAGAATGGGGAAAGGATATCCCAGAACCAAAACGACCTCATTATCTTATGTTAATGAGAGGATTAGATGAAATACCTAAAGAATGGGAAAAGTTTCTCTTCTTATAAAAGGAATTGGATTTTATATTTTAAAATCGTATATTTACAACATAGAAATTTAAATAATTAGCTTAAGAGTTTAAAGCGTGTCCTAAGACAAGATATGGATTCAATAAACCATATTATTTAATTTTTTTAAAAACAGAAACAATATGAAAAAATTATTAAAAAACTTGTTTTCTAAAATTTCTTTTCGTATGTTTAAAAAGAAAGAAGAGATTCTTAGAAAAATTGAAATGCCAAGAGAATTTTGGTATTAAATTAAAAAAAATGGTACTGTACCCGAGCGATCTAAGGGAGTCCGTTGCAACCGGAATGTTCGTAAGTTTGAATCTTACCAGTACTTCAATTAAGATTCGACCCTCAACTAATTATTTAGTCAGAGGATGCTACCGAAATTGAAAAGTGGTCTTACATAAGATAAAATAAGGAGAATGTTAATTCGAATCTAACCGAATCGCACGGTTTAGTAGCTTGAATTGGTAAAGCACCTTACAAGATAAGAAGAGAGAACCGTGAGTTGCGATCGAAAGATTATAAACGAGCAAACGTCATACTCTTCTTAAACGCCCCAATGGTGAAATTGGTAAACACAGCAGGCTTAAAACTTGCCGTTTCGGCTTGAAGGTTCGAGTCCTTCTTGGGGTACAAGATTATTTACAGGGTAGAAATGCCGCGCTTTGATAGAACTATAGATAACTATTGGAGAAATGGATAAAAATGCGGTAGGTAAATCCTCTACCCTGTAAATGATTTAATAAGCTCGTGTGGCGGAACTGGTAGACGCGCTTGATTTAGGATCAAGATTTTTGTGGGTTCGAATCCCACCTAGAGTACAAAAAACTTATTTTATATCGAAGGAACTTATAAAGGAAGCCCTAGTGTAATATTTAATAAGTTTTAATTGCGGAATTCGCATAGTGGTCGATTGCGCTACACTTCCAATGTAGAATCACCGTGGGTTCGAATCCCACATTCCTCTCAAAAAACTTCTATTATCCATGAGGCGTTAGCGACACCGAGAGTAGGGTAACAAGAAAGGCGTACTAGATAATGCTAATAAGGCTAGTTATGTGTTACTCGTTGGGATTAGAAGTTTTTTTAAAATAGATTTGGATTTTAAAAATTAAGTTCATATATTTATAATATAATAATTTGACGCATTAGTGAAGTGGTTAACACGAGATACTTTCTATATCTAGGCACGGGTTCGAATCCCGTATGCGTTACAAATAATGGGTCGTTAGCATAAATGGCAAATGCGCTTGGTTTGCAACCAGGAAGATAGAGTTCGAATCTCTACGTATCCACAACCGTATTAAGAGGTTAAAGTTTAATCTACTTGACAGATTTGACAACTTGGAACAGACAAGTATTTTGGTCCTATAAGCATCGTAGGTTGATGAATTGCGTTGTCACCGCTCTAAAATGAGGGTTCGAAACCCTCTAGGACCGCGGAATAAAATAAATCGCGAGTGGGAGGCATAGAGTTTTCGCAAGTCTCATAAACTTGACATAAGACAGGGGCGGTACCTGTACTTCGCTACTAATGACTAAGAGGTGCTCAGAGTGTTTGTAACTTCACCATTAAAGAGTTATGGTTGGTTCTCCTACGATTTTACAGAAGGGGACCGTAGGGCAAAAGGATGTTACCAACTCCTCCACGGAAGGTTGCTTTATAGTTTCATCTGGTAAGACAGTAATGGTTTAATTTTTAAGAAAAAAACAACCGTTAAAATCTAGTTACAGTAATCTCATGTAATGAAAATTGGCCTTATAGCTCAGTTGGTTAGAGCAGATGACTCATAATCATCAGGTCACAGGTTCGAGTCCTGTTGGGGCCACAATTAATATTCAAAAACTAATTAAATTAAGATCATGAGAAGAAATTCACTTTCTACAAAAGGTTTATCCCTATCTACAGCTCAATCAATTTCTAACCTTTGTAATCAAAGAAGTAAAGAAATTAATTCTAAGTTAGAGCAAACAAATAATTTTTCCCGTACACTTAAAATTGATGGGGAAATTTATACCGAAACTGAGTCATCTCCATTGCCAGGAGATGTGGTATCTCTATTGAGAGAGAAGTCTCGTTTACATGCTTCCCAAGCTTTTCTTATGGAAAATATTAAAGCTAAAGATGAAATGATTAATTCTATTAAAAAAGAATCATTTCAGTTTGAAGTAGAACAAACACAAAGAGGTCAATTAGAATCTCCTAAACTAAATCAACTTGTTGATGAAAGTTGGGGTTGGGAACAGTTATCTATCCAAGAATATAACGAATTTCTTGAAGCAGAATCATATGCAGCCCATATCGGATAATATATTCATAATGGAGGTAAGTTAGATCGTTTAAGAAAAGAATTACCTAATATTAAAACATTGGAATTTTTTGAGGTTGAAGCAGGTAAGAAAACACCTATAAAAGTAAATATTCATCATACCTCAGAACAATTAGTTACTCTTCATGAAGAATTAGCTGCTTTGCATAGAGACTATGAGAAAAAAGTGAATTACTTTAAATCAAAAGTAAAAAATGCTGTTACAACAGAAAACGCTCGTATTTCGAAAGAAAATGGTGTTGAACAAGCTCGTGTGAATGAAATTAATAATAATATTAATGAAGTTTATCAAAAAGAATTCCAAGGTTGGGCAGCAAATTATAGAAAAGCTTTACAAGACTTTGAGGAAAAAAGACAAAATAGAATTCAAGAAGCAGTAGCTTTAAGAATTGAAGTACCATCTCAATTTCAAGGTGTGGTAGATGAATTTACTAAACAATTAGGTGAATAATATGGAAGGATTTTTCATGTGTTTAGCATTTATATTCATTGTAGTCCTTATAGCAGCAGTATTTGGAAGTGATTAATATAATATGGTACCAAAAGGGATAAACATAAGTTGATTCTCTTAGGTTTTATGTTGGGTATTGAAGATTTTTACTTCATCGAAGTATTACTAAAAATATGATATATACATAAATTTAAACAGCAAATTTAAATTGGCAAATATGGGCTTCGGCGCATATTATCAATCCATTCGCTTCTTCTTAAAATAAACCTAAACTGAGATAGAACTCAATGATTAAACAAGTTACTCAAAGCCATAGAGAAAGAGAAATCTTTACCACTAGGGAGATAATTGGTTAATAAAAGAGACTTAGTTTTTGTCTTTGCCTGTGTAAAGAGGAAGGTCTTTGTTTTAGATTTTGATTTTATTTTAGACTATATACTTTAATTACCCAACGACATATAAAATAGAAAGACTCTTATTAATTTAAGGGTCTTTTTTTATCTAAAAAAATTTCGTATATTTACTAAAATATTAAAATTATGAAACCATATTCAAGAAATAACGGTACTATTAGAGTTAAAAATAGAAATAAATATAATTCTGTACCTCGTAAATTAAGAAGAACAGGATTTAAAGTATCTACCCCAAAATACTTTTGGGATGTTATTGCTGTTCACTCTGGAATATTACTATCTCGTTATAAAAAAGCTAGAGGTTTAAATAAATCAAACTTTGTAGAATTTGCTATTGATAAATTATAAATTAAGATTATGAGTTACAAATCTCCCAAACAAATAGATAACAATCTAAGATATAATAATCAATTAATGTTAAAAACATTAAAAATGATTATAGACAAAAGAAAATCACCATATTGGGATTCAGAATGTTGTGCTTTATTAGCAGAAGAAACAATTAAAAAATTAGAAAACATATAAGTTATGAAAACATTTATCGACTTTTGCAAACATCAACATGATATAGAGTGTAACCAAAAATATGATGGTAATTTACCATATTCATTCCATTTAAATCTTGCAGCTAAACAAGTAGATATATTTAAATATTTACTTTCTAAAAGAGACCAAGATATAGCAATTTGTGGTATTTGGGGACATGATCTAATAGAAGATGCTCGTATTACTTATAATGATATAAGACAAATGAAAATATATCATAGATCCCCTCATGATACTGATGGATTAATATCTGAGGAAGTGGCAAATGTTATTTACGCTTGTACAGAATTACGTGGGAAAAATAGATCTGAACGTCATGGCCCTGAATTTATTCAGGGGTTAAGGGAATGTCGATTAGGTTTATTTGATAAATTATGTGATATATCAGCTAATATTATTTATGGATTGGCTACTAATTCAAGAATGTATGATAAATATAAAAGTGAATTTCCATATTTAAAAGAAGAACTATATACAGAAGAATTTAAACCAATTTGGGATTATATTGAAAAATTATTAAATTTAAGATAACATGATTTATTTATTTATTATTATTTGGAGAATTTTAGTTGGATTGTATTATATAATCCATGATATATTATATTTTTTCATATTTTTTCAATGGTTATTACCAAAACCAATTCACTTAGGTAAATGTGGTTATCCAACAAGAGAATTACATTGGAGTATAAGGGGGATAGATCAATATGTTTATGATAATATCTTTTATTATCTAATTAGACCAATAAAAATATAATATGAAAAAATATTTAATAAGTTATTACAAGTATAAAAACGATCAATGGAATGATCTAGAATATATTATAGAAGCAAATAATCCAGAAGAAGCTTTAACTTCATTTAAAAATGAAAATAGATTAGCTAGGGATATAACAATTAAAGAAATATGAGAGATTTAAGAAGAATTAATTCACTTTTATATACTACTAAAAAATTATTTGATGATTATAAACTTACAACTTATGAATATCAAGAATTTAGAATAATAATTCGAGATTATTGTAAAAACAATAATTTAGATTTCAATATAGAAGATAATTTAATAAGAAATAAAGAATGAAAACTAAGATAATTATTGAAAATGGAGAAACAGAAATAGTTTTAACTCCAGAAAATGATTTTGATAGAGATGTATTAGAAAAAAATACATAACAAAAAATCCAATTTTACAATCCATACAGATGTAAAAGCAGAATATAAATTTGGTAGTTATGAAAATCATAAACTTATTCTAAATATTAAAGAAATAAAATGATATTTCCTTATAAAAATAGAGATATAGATTATAATAAAACTGTGGATTTCTATCGATGCTTAAATAGAAAAGGTTATATATTTTCATTAAGACAAAATGGATTAGTAGTAGGTCATACTGATAATATTATCTTAAAAAATTGTAAATTTATTATTAATCAAACAAGTAAAGAAAGATGCATTAGGACTCAATCTAGAAATGTTCATGCCTTTATAAATGGTTTTATAGGTAATATAGATGATATAAAAAACCAATTTAGTTTTATACTTAACTATAATCCTTATATTAGTAAAGGTTTTTATACCTCTTTAGGAGAAATCAATAAATGTAAAATAATTTATATCCAAAATAAAACAATACTATGTCAGATTTAGAAAAATTAGAATATGAATCTTTACGTAGATTAGATTTCCTAATTAATGGTTATTTTAATCATTGTTTAGGAAGTTTATTTCATAAATTAAATACAGAACGTATTTGTGAATTATATAATATCGAATTGAGCTATTTTAGACCGTGGATTAAATAAAAATTATGAGAAAGAAATTATTATGGTTAGATGATTATAGAGATCCATTCGATAAGGAAGTGGATTGGATGGTTTTCACTCCAATAGGAAGAGATGTTGAAATTCATTGGGTTTTGAGTTATTTAGAATTTACCCAATGGATTAAGAAAAATGGATTACCTGATGGTATTTGTTTCGATCATGATTTAGGTGGTGATATAAAACAAAATTTAATAAAACAAGGTTATTCTAAAAGGGAAGCTAAGAAAATTAGACAAAATATGGAATTACCAAATGGATACGATTGTGCGAAGTGGTTAGTTGATTATTGTATAGATAAAAAACAACCACTTCCTTTATATAATATTCAATCTGCAAATCCAACAGGAAAAGAAAATATTGATAAATTATTACAAAACTTTATAAAAAATGAGAGAAGAGGATAAAATTATAAATGATTATTTAGATCCTATTTTAGGAGAAATAATGAAACAATCTTTAGATTCAATTCTAGAGATGAAGGAACAAAACGTTTTAACACGTGATAATAAAGAAGAAATTTTATTTATTTCTCAATTTATTGACGAAGCAGAACAATATTATTCTAATATGAAAGACGCGCATAATCTCGCGATTTTAAGCGATTTAAAACAATATTTATTAGGATTAATATAAGTGTATGTTTAATAAATTTTTAATTTAAAATTAATAATTATGTTAGAAGGCCAAAGATTAAAAAATATAAAAGAAGAATTAGAACAAGATAAAATATTAGAAATTTCTAAAGAGATTATATTTCATTTAGAAAAAGCTATTAAAGAAGGTTTTAAAGGAACTTATTGGGGATTTTATATACATCCAAAAGTGGGAGAATACTTAACTAGTCAAGGAATTAGATGGAAAACATATTCTGATGGTATTGAGTTTGAAGAAAGCAAAGTGTGGATAGATTAACAATATTACTTTAATATGACGCTTTTTAATTCTATTAAAATTCTCGTGATTACTAAAAGAAAAAATCGTAGATTCAATTTATAATTTAAAATAAATAATTTCTAAAATATAGAAATGAGAAAAAATGGTAAGGATTAGAAGAAATATAAAAGTTATAAAGATTTAAAAATAAATATAATGGTCAAAAAGGATAATACTAGGTTGATAGTTTATACACTACAAAACTGTATCTATTGTAATGATTTAAAGGGTAAATTAAAACAATTAGGAATTGATTATGCAGAACGTATATTAGATAATGGTGAATTGCATAATTCTCAATTTGGAGATTTTTTAGAAGAATTTTATAAAACTAAATCATATCCAATTGTTGAGTTACGTGATTCAAAAGAACAAATACTCTATTCTTTTATTTCTAAAACAGATTTGGAAGAACAAAAGGGGATTTATATATTCGAAACAATAGAACAAATTATTAACAAATTAAAAGAATTATATGCGTTATAAACAACTTATTACTGATAAACTGATATCAGTATCAAACGGACTTAAACAATTAAGAGGACAAATGGAACGTGGAGAACGTCAAGAATATAGAGTTAAAACAGAACAACTTGAAGATATTCTAGAAGAAATCCAAACACTAATAAATACTCAGACTGAAACTAACTAATTATGACTTTAACACCTCAAGAAATACAAGATAACTGGATTAAATTTAATGGATATATTGAAAAATATATTCAGGGAAATAGAAAAAACCAATTATTAGACTTCTATAAAAAATACGAAGAAAGATTAATTATATATCCAGCAGCTAATATGACTAAATACCATAGTTGTTTTCCTGGGGGGTATATTTATCATGTGAATAAAGTAGTTGAATCATCATTATATTTATATCAGCTGTGGGAAAAAATGGGAGCTGATATGAGTACTTTCACAAAGGAAGAATTAGTATTCTCTGCTATTAATCACGATTTAGGTAAAATGGGAGACATGTTCAATGAAGCATATCAACCCTCACAAGACCAATGGAGAAAAGATAATTTAGGAGAACTATATACTTTTAATACTAAACTATCATTCATGTCAGTACCTGATAGATCATTATTTCTATTACAACAACATGAAATATCAGTATCTCAAAATGAATGGGTAGCAATTAAAACACATGATGGTTTATATGATCAAGCTAATGAAGCTTACATAAAACCATTCCAGCCCGAAGCTAGATTCCGTACAGTATTACCAATGATATTACATCAGGCTGATTTAATGAGTGCTGCTATTGAATTTGAGCAACAATATGTTGGAGAAGTAATTAAAAAGAAAAAATAATATGTTTACAGAAGAACAAATTAAAAAATTTCAAAATAATCTTCCAAAATACACACCCGAAGAAAGAGAAGAAATATATCAAAAACATAAAGAAAGTATATTAAATTCAACAGATGAAAATTATTTCTATGGTATGATTTTTTATATGGATTTAATAGATGATGGAAAAGGAAATCTTAATCCTCAACTTAGAAGTTTTACTGAAAAATTTAAAAAGGAAGATTATGATAATATAAATAAATATTTTGCTGATAAATTACCTTCATTAATAGAAGCTGAGGAATTAATTAATAAATATTCAATAAAATAATGGCTATTTTAAAATTTGAAGTAACTAAAATAACAAGAGAATGGGATGGGAGCTCTTGCGAAATAGAAAGTAAATTAATATCAGTACATAAAGATTTCTTCCCCAGTTTATTTAAACAAATATCTATGGTGAATTTGCAAGTAGGCCAAGAATTTCAAGAAACAAGTAAAATACAAAGAAAATAATGGTAAACGTTTGGGTATTTTTATTAATTCAATTTGGATTAATATTATTAGGAGTAGGATTTTGGTTAATTAGAAGTTTAATTATTCGAAATAGAAAATTAAATGAGATAGTTAAAAAACAAGATACTTATATTTTAGAAATGTATGAAGCTATAAAATATACAGAAGCTAAAGTAAAAGAAATAGATAAAGCACAAATATTTCAAGGTGATGACGAAGTTGGTTTCTTCTTCCAAACTATGAAACAATTACAAGAAGCATTATCTGAATATATAAAATTTGTAAAATAGATAATTAACAACTTGTTTTAAAAAAACATAACCACAAATTATCTAATTAAGCCTCGAAGAAATTCGAGGCTTTCCTTTTCTCCAAAAATGGTTGGATTATAAAAATTTAGGTCGTACCATGTTAAATAAATTATTACTTAATTAAAAAATATGGAATTACAGTTAACCAAAAAAGGAACTCCACGTAAAAGAAAACCAAAAGAAAAAATATATTACTTTACAAAGGATACTGAAGAAGCTATTCTTGAATATGTAAGATCAACAGATCAAAAACATAGAAATAAATTATATAAAGATAGAATAGATTATGCATTTTTTAAATTAACCCAAAATATAATAAATACATTTAAATTTCCATATATGGATGGCACTGTTGAAGATATTCAACAAGAATGTATTCATCATTTATTAGAAAAACTCCACCATTATTCTCAAGATAAGGGTGCAGCTTATTCTTATTTTGGAACTATTGTTAAATATTATTTAATAAATAATAATAATGCTCAATATAAAAAAATATTAGGCACTGATAATCTAGAAGGAATCGATGATGATAAAAGTATTGTAATAGATTTAATTAATAATCCGAATCCAAACGAAAGGCCATTTGATGATGATGATTATTGTATAGAACATTTTATTAAATATATGGATATATATAGTGAAAAAATATTCCCTAATCAAACAGACCTCAAAACAGCTATAGCAATAGTTGAGTTATTTAGACAAAGAGAAAACATCGAAATATTTAATAAAAAAGCAATATTATTATATATAAGAGAAATGACAGATCAAGATACTCAACAAATAACCAAAATTTCAAAAAAAATCCACAAGATATATAATAGATTAAATAATCAATATTTGAGTTATGGTTTTATCTCCCTAAATTTTTAATACGATTATATATTTATAATAAAAAAGTAATATTATGGATTTTAAGGATATAAAATTATACGGCAAAAAAACTTTTGCAGATGTATTAAAAGAAATACATATTAATCAACAGGATAAAGAACAAGAATTAAAAAAATTAATTAATGATTTAAAACCATTAATAACAACAGCAGGTGATGCTGTTATAGTAGTCCCTCTAATCAAATCTTATATAGATGTTGCTGTTAAAAATGATGATAATTTAATCAAAATGGCAACATTAGTGCAGAAAGCAATATCTTCAGGTAAAAAAGATGATAATGGTGATGTTAATTTATCTGAAGAAGAAAAGGAACAACTATTAAAAAACGTACAAGATTTAAAAGTAGTTTAATATATGTCTTTATATCCAAATAATGATCGTAATAATTCCACCAAACAGTTAAATTCTAGTAGGAACTCATTATTTCCAGCTAGAGTAAAAGATGTTTTATTATCGAATGAAAATCCTCTTTTTAAAAAAACTAATGGTTGGGTTGATATTGGAACTATTACTTTCAAACCATTATATCAATCGATTGAAGGAGATTTTGACGATTCATTTTATATAGCAAAACCACTATTTACAAATTTAAAAAACTATCCTTTAAAAGAAGAATTAGTATTAATAATTAATTCACCTTCAATAGAATTAAATGATAACCCAAACGCTTCAACTTATTATTATCTCCCCCTACCTATAGGACTGTGGAATTCTCCCAACCATAATTCTTTCCCAGATATAGAAAAATATAATAGAAATCCCACTAATTTAGATTTTGGTAATACTTTTGAAGAAAATGAATTTATAAAATCTTTATTACCTGAAGAAGGGGATTTTATTATTGAGGGAAGATTTGGAAATAGTATAAGACTTTCATCAACCACCTCAACAAAAAAAAATAATAATAATTCATGGAGTTCTCAAGGGGATAATGGTAAACCTATAATAATAATAAGAAATAACCCACAAAATGAAACATCACCATCTTGGATTCCAATCCAAGAAGATATAAATAATGACGGTTCTTCTATATATATTTGTTCCAATCAAGAAATACCAATAGATTATGCTTGTAAAAACCTAAAATCCCTAAATATAACAATATCACCTAGTTTTAATTCTACATTACAAATTCCTGATAATAATAATTTTTAAAAAAATGGCATATATTCCTGAATTTCCATATAATAAAGACCAAATGATATTTAACTCAGATAGAATATCTTTAAACTCGAAAAATGATTCAATTTTTCTATTTTCATCAAAAATAATCAATCTTTCTTCTAATGAAGGTATTCATTTTAATACAGATAAAGAAACTATTATAAATTCATCAAAAATTCAACTTGGATTAAATGCTATTGAACCTATGGTATTAGGGAATCAACTTTATAATTTGTTAGAAAAGTTATTAAGCGATTTAAATAATATTGGTGATCAATTATCTAGTTCTGTTGATAGTAATGGAAATCCAATACCTGCTGTTCAAACTGCTGGTAATAGTTTAATGAAATCGTCAATAAGAATAAAAACATTATTAAAAAAAATAAATTCTCAACAGAATTTTACAATATAAATGAATACAACTAAATTTTCTAACATATTACTGGATAAATCACCTAAAAAAATAAATAATATTACAGAAAATGTAATTGATATTCTATTTAATATCAACGAGGTAGTAAGAGAATTAAATTCTGTTGATTTTTGTAATCCTTTGGGATATATTTTAACAAAATCCTTACCTCCTGATGGTATTGTAGATCAAAAACTTAAAGATTATGGTAAAAGAATTACAAATTTTATAAATATTCAAACCACTAAAATTGAGAATATAAATAATACTGATGATTTAACTGATAATATTGAAGAAATTAGAATATTGTTAGAAGATATAATCCCAGATGAAGAATTAAAAAATATAATACCTGGTGGTGATGGGATTCTTAAAGTAATTCAAACATTAAATGATTCTTTAGTAGTAACAAATACATTATTTACTAATAATGATAAAAAATTATTAATAAAATCTTTTACAAACAGATTAATACCTTTATCAAATCCTATAAGTTTAACCGAATTATTAATAAAAAACCAATCTGAAAATTTAAATAAACAATTAAGAGGAATTATAAAACCGGAAAGATTTAGAAATGATCTATCTAAGTTAATTAAATTAATACTACAAGTAGATAAATCTATATCTAAAATTCAAAGTATCATTATTTTAATGAACAAAATAATAAAATCTATAAATGTATTAATAAAAATTACAAAATTAACAATATCTTTATTAAAAAAAATTCCAATACCTGCTAAATATGTTACAGTTGGAAATACCGTAACTTCATCTTCCAAAGTTTCAAAATCAGAAGCATTTATCTCAGATTTAGATAAATTATTAAACAGTGTTTCTATATTTTTATCTACCAATATTATAAAATCAATAAAAAGGATTAGAAATGAGATATTTACATTATTAATAGGATTAAACCAATTGTATGAAAATATAAAATCATGTGATTACTTACAAAATGATATTCTGGGAGACGAACTTCAAAATTTAATATTAAACCTAAATAATAATATATTAATATTAGAAGAATTATTCCCAACTATTAAACCAACCAATGAATTAAATTCTATTTATAAAGGATTTAAAATTATAATCCTACAAGAAAAAACAACAGATAATAATACAAAACTATTAAGAAAAAGAATAATTGTAACTAATTCCCAAGATATAATCGAATATGAAGGTACACCAACATATTCTAATAAGGACCAAATATTAATAAAAGAAGGACAATTTTATGTTGATTCTAAATTTGAACAAAACACATCAGATAATAAAAATAATAATATAACTGATGAAGAAACAAGTATATTAATGAAACAAATAGGTATTGATGATAATACTATTCAAAAAGCATCACAAAAAGAAATAGAAGTGAATGAAATATTATATAATCAAATCCAAAATAATCCCGAAGATAAAAATCTATATAATTTATTAAATGGAGATGGTTCATCCTTGAATCCTAAAAGAGTAGAACAAATAAAAAGAATAATAAATTCATTAATTAAAAGTAATACCAATGTAAATTTAATCCAAAACCGTTTAAGTCGAATGTCTAAATCGTTATTAGAAAAAGGTTATAAATTAGAAGAAATTCAAGAAGCGTTCAGATATCAATACTCGGAAAAATATAATATAAAAATAATAGATGGTAATATTACTATTAGTAAAAATTAAAAATTAAAATATTTATAGTCATGAAACTAAGCGAATTAAAACAATTACTAGAACCATTGGTAAGAAAAATAGTAAAGGAAGAACTTAAAGAAATTCATAATACTTTATTAGAACAAAAAAAGATAACAGACCCAATCAGAAAAGTAGGTGGTTTTACACCCCCTAATTACTCAGAAATTAATTCTCAACCTATTCCAAAAATAAATCATAATTCAGATCAATTAACTGGAGGTAATCCTTTATTAAGTCTAATAAATGAGACAAAACAGACCATGACTGGGGATGATTGGACTAATTTAGGAAATTTTAATTCTGAAAATATAAATAATTTTCGAGGGTTTGTTCATGGAAATGAACCTGTTGTTGGAACGGTAGATGATATGTTGATGAAATCTTCAAAAAATACATATGATATAAACCAAGTAGAAATTGATGTAGTTCCCAACTTTTCTCGAATAATGGGAGTAATGAAAGACCAAGGTAAAATATAATGAATTATATAATCCAAAATATAAATAATAATAATTCTAAAGGTATAGGAATAAATATTCCATTTGGTGGTTCCACCGGTATTAATAATACTTTTAATACTAAAGATGCTACTAGAGCTAATCTATTAAACTTCTTATTAACGGGAAGGGGAGAAAGAATATTAAACACAACATTTGGCTCAGGAATAAGAGACCAAATTTTTGAAAATTTAGTCCAACATAATTTAGATAATATATATAATATAATTTTTGATAATATTTTAAAATCATTTCCTAATATATTATTAGAAGAACTAAATATTATACCTAATGAGGATATGAATACTATAAATATATATTTAAAATATTCAATAAAGAATACTAACATAACAGATGACATACAAATTAATATAAATCGATGAATACTAAAAATATACAATATTTAAATAAAGATTTCAACTCCTTTAAATCTAAATTAATAGATTTTGCAAAGACTTATTATCCTAACTCATATACCGATTTTTCAGAAAATTCACCAGGTATGATGCTTATAGAAATGGCTTCATATGTGGGTGATGTATTATCATTATATCAAGATTCTCAAATCCAAGAAACCTTTCTTTCACATACAAAACAAAGAAAAAATTTACTAGCACAAGCATATTTATATGGTTATACTCCCCAAGTAACATCGGTTTCAAACACAATAATTGATATATATCAAATTATACCATCAATAAATTTATCGGGTTCAATATACCCAGATTATAATTATTCTTTAATAATTAATGAGGGTTCCCAAATCCAATCATCTCAAAACCAAAACCTTAAGTTTATAATTGAAGAAAAAATTGATTTCTCAATATCTAGTTCAAATGACATAACAGAAGTATCAGTGTATTCTTTAGATTCATTTCAACAACCTGAATATTTTTTATTAAAAAAACAAAGAAAAGCATATTCTGCTGATATTAAAACTACAGAGTTTATAATAAACTCTCCAGAAAAATTTAAAACTTTAGAATTAATAGATAATAAAATTATAAAAATATTAGAAATAAAAGATTCTGATAATAATATATGGTATGAAGTTCCATATTTAGCCCAAGAAACTATATTCAATAAAATAGAATCCCCAACTTCTGATAATACTAAATATATATTAAAAACTAAAAAAGTACCAAGAAGATTTATCACCAGATTTAAAGAAAATAACAAAATCCAAATCCAATTCGGATCAGGTATATCTGAAGGTTCTGATGAAGAAATAATTCCTAACTCGGATAATATTGGTTTGGGTTTACCTTACGGGATAAATAAATTAAATGTGTATTATGATCCCTCCAACTTTATGTATACTAATACATATGGGATTTCACCCTCTAACACTACATTAACTGTAAAATATTTAGTAGGAGGAGGAATAGAATCTAATACCCCCTCCAATACTTTAAATATTTTAAGTTCTGGGGATATTTTATTGAAAGGGGATGTGGATCCTTTGATATCTCCAATAGTGATAAACTCCTTATCTTTTAATAATGAATCACCTGCTGTGGGGGGTGGAGATGGAGATAATAATGATAATTTGAAATTAAATATATTATCCTCTTTTCCCACACAAAATAGAGCTGTTACATTAGAAGATTATATAATAAGAAGTAAATCTCTTCCATCAGAATTTGGAATTATAAGTAAATGTTTTATATCTAAAGATACTATAGATAGTAATTTATTATCATTATATATTTTATCTAAAAATAATACTAATAATTTATCTATAGCGGATAATATATTGAAAAATAATTTAAAATTATATTTAAATGAATATAAGTTATTAACAGATGCTATTAATATAAAAGATGCCTTTATAATTAATATTGGTATTAATTTTGATATTGTTGTAAAACCAAATTATAACAATAAATTAATTATAAGTAATTGTATAAATAAATTAATAAATTATTTTTCAATAGATAAGTGGGAGATAAATCAACCTATAGTGATCTCTGATATTTTTACTTTTTTAGATAATATAGAGGGTGTTCAAACGGTAAAAAATATTGAAATTATTAATAAGAGTGGAGAGATTAATAACTATTCTAAATATTCATATGATATAAAAAATGCTACTATGAATAATATTATATACCCATCATTAGATCCTAGTATATTTGAATTAAAATCTATTGATGATATAAAAGGCAGATCTGTTAGTTTTTAAAATATAAATATTTATGGTTATATAAATATATAATATGGCCGTATTTAAAATATTCCCAACCAAAGACAACTTCATTTCCCAAGGTTATTCTACTAATAACTATGGGAGAGATGAGATATTAGAAATATCATCAGAAATAAATAATATAAAAAGAATATTAATATTATTTCCACAGGATGAAATATTAGATATTATTAATAATATTCCATCTAATGAATATTCCTCTAGTCTAAAACTATATTTAGCTAATTCTAATAATCTAAGTGAAAATTATGATGTGTTCATATATCCTTTATCACAAAGTTGGGTTATGGGAACTGGAAGGAGTGGAGATGAACCCAATCCTAAGAATGGTAGTTGTTGGGATTCACCAGATATAAATAATTCAGGGAGTTGGGATTATTGGAGTGCTATGCCTAATGAGTATAAAATTTCCCAATCTTTTAATTATAATTCTTCAAAAGATATAAATATTGATATAAAACCTATTATAGACGGGTGGGTAACCAGTTCAATAGATAATAATGGGTTATTATTAAAATTTCCATCTCTTATAGAAAGTTCATCTAATAATCAATCTATATCTTTTTTCTCAATAGATACCCACACAATTTACCCCCCAGTATTAGAAATAAAATGGAATGATGTTTTATATAGTTCATCATTATCCCAAATTACTTCTGATTTCCACCTTGTTTTAAAAAACATCAAAAAAGAATTTCAACAATCAGAAATATATAAATTTAAAATACACGCAAGAGATGAATATCCTATTAGGAATTTCCAAACATCTTCATTATATTTGGATAAGAAAATTCTACCTGAAGAATCATATTGGTCTTTAAAAGATGTTAAAACAGAAGAAATTATTATAGATTTTGATTTAATTGGTACTAAAATAGGTGCCGATGATAATGGAAATTATTTTAACATAAATTTTAATGGTATACAACCGGAACGTTATTATCAATTAATTTTTAAAATAATAATTAATGGAGAGATAATAATAATAGATGATAAAAGTAATTATTTTAAAGTAATAAGATAATGAGTGTTGTAAATCTAAAAAAAATATCATTTGATAAAAATAAATATCCTAATATAATTGATGTAAATTTTAATCAATTATTTAATAATAATGGGGAAGAAACCAACCTGGTTACTGTTGATGAATTTTTCCAAATTTATGATAATATATTTTATTCAATACCAATAGAAGGAGAGTTTAATTCCCATAAAGAATTAATTAAAAGATCTACAGAATATGTAGGTGAAACTCAAAATACAGAAGAAATAGATTTACTTCTGGAAGAAATAAACCAATTAAGATTAGATTTATTAGAATCTAGACAAATAATAGAAGACTTAACTAAATAATAATGGAAACATTCCAACTAGAAACATTACCTCCAGATCAATATATTATTCAAGATTATTCTGATAAAGATATAAATTTATTGGAACCTATTCAATTAAATAAAGAATTTGGTTTATCTCAAGATGGAATTGAGATGATTATTTTCAATTCTAATGGAGATATACTTGATGTTAATTATAACCATACTGATTTTAAAAATATTGGGAATATTAATAATACTAGTTTATATAATTCTGTATCCTTAGATCCTGAAAATGATTTATTGAAATTTGGTTATTCTGATGGACAATTTGATGTGTTATATACTTTTTATAGAAATTTATTTTCTAGTTCTTTTAACCAAAAATTTTATATAAAAGAAATATCATTAGATAGAAAAGAAATAAAAATTATAAATCCTAATATAGATTATTTGGATTTGCAAAAACAATTCATTGATTATATTTCTATAAAGAATACCAACACCTTTTATTATGATTTTGAAATAAATTTTGGGGATAATAATAAATATATAGGTGTTAATATAGCATTAGATAATACTAATACCATAGAACCAGGATTATATATTAAATTATATGAACCTCTACCCACAGATTTTAATCCTAAAGATACATTGTGGTTAAATGAAATATTATCTGAGCCTGTATCATATAGGTTAAATAAAACTTTTACTTTTAACGAACAATTAGGAGTAGAAACTATTAAAGGACCAAATTTTAATATAGATATAAACCAATCTATATCAACATCAACACCATATTTAAATATTTCTAATATAGTTAGTGGTAATTTCTCATCTTCATTAAACCAATTAGAATCCCATACAAATAACATAAATATAAATATAGATTATGGTAATTTTAACGATTTTATCCATTTCTCATCAGCTAAAGAAAGATTAGAAAACTTTATTTACAAAATCACCCAAATCCAAAACCTTGAAAACGATATATTACTACTATCAGAAATAACAGGTTCTAATATTATAAGTGGTTCTATAATAAATATAAATAATAAAAAAAACGAAATTATTAAAAACCTAGATGGTTATGAATATTATTTATATTATACATCAGGTTCTAATAATTACCCAAAATCCGGTTCCCAAAACTTACCATATAATTCATCTCAAGTATTAGAATGGTTAGGTTCAGATGATATACAAAATAATTATTATGGGGGGAAAATTCTAGAAGCTAGTAATTATGATATCGAAAACAGAGATTATTTATGGAATAATCTCCCAGATTATATAAAGTTTGATGAACAAAATGAATCCTTAAAGTTATTTATATCTATGTTAGGACAACATTTTGATTATTTATGGACATATTCCAAAGATATCACTAATAAAAATATAAATGATAATAGATTAACATCTGGGATTTCAAAAGATCTTGTGGCAGATGCTTTACAATCTTTAGGAATAAAATTATATACAAATTCACAAAATAAAAATGATATATTTTCTTCATTTCTAGAAAATAATTATTATAATACTGGTTCTATGGTATTAGATAATTACATAACATCATCTAATATTATTCCTTCAAATGATATACAAAAAGAAGTATATAAAAGATTATATCACAATATTCCTTATCTTTTAAAATCAAAAGGAACTAAAAAAGGATTAAGAGCATTAATAAATTGTTTTGGTATACCTGATACAATATTGAGGATAAAAGAATATGGAGGGAATATAAAAGAATTAGATATAACAGAAAATCAAATTGAAAAATTTAATTATTCATTAACATTATCAAATTCTGATGCTATATACATTCCATTTTATCCATCATATAAACAATATAATGATACTGGATATGATGATATATATCCTGATTCTTTAGAATTTAGATTTAAATTAAACAGAAATATATCAACTCAATCATTATTAGAAAGTAATAATAATGATAAAATAATAAAAATAAATGCAAATACAGGTTCATTAGTCGATATTAATTTCGGTTTAAGTGATGGTAGTGATTGGATATTCTCAGAAAATATTACTTTACCTCTATTTAATGATGATTGGTGGAATATTTCTCTATCTAGAGAAACAGGAAGTTTAAGAGCTAATAATAATAATTATAACCAAAAATACACATTAATTGTAGGGAATAAAAATAATAATGGGATTGAATATATTGAATCAAAATCTATAATAATTGATGGAACAACATCCAGTTCTTATAATAATTCTTGGAGTAATTATGATAATTTATTTTTTGGTGGTATTAATGGTAATTATCCATTATTTGCAGAAATTCAAGAATTTAGATATTGGATTAATGATATTCCATTACAAGATTTTAAAAACCATATATTAAACCCTAGATCAATTTCCCTAAAAAACCCAACAAGTTCATATGATAATTTAATATTTAGAATACCTTTTGGAAGCGAATTAAATAATACAATCCAAAACCAATATATATCAATCCACCCATCAGATTCCCCAACTTTTATATCAGGAGGTATTACTTCTTCAAATGTTATTGTATCTGATTCTCAAAGTATCTCCTATTCCCCAAATTATGAAATATTTCAAATAAATTCACCTAATAATGGGTTATATGTTGAATCTAACGAAAAAATAAAAATATTAAATAATAATATATTAACGGATAATGTTTTATCTAAAGATGTTTCTATAATTTTACCATCAATTAATCAAATAGAGAATTCTTCCAATATCGAAGTTTCCTTTTCACCAACAGATATAGTAAATGATGATATAATAGATCAACTAGGAAATTTTAATATTGATGATTATATAGGTGACCCTTTAGACAAAAATAAAACATTATATCCTGATTTAGAAAAATTAAAAAGAGATTATTATAAAAAATATTTAAATAACCAAACAACAATAGGTTTAATTCAACTTTTATCATCTTTTGATAATTCATTATTTAAAATGATAAAAGATTTTATACCAGCAAAGGCTAACCCATCAACAGGTTTAGTAATAAAATCTAATATATTAGATAGAAATAAAATAGAAATATTTGAACCTACAGCAACTTATGAAAATTATAATTGTGATATAAAAACGGCATTTATTTCTGGGGGAAATCCATTAGATAGTGTTTTATTATTCAATAATACTACATCATATTCTACACCAAACGGGAATATAAATATAATAAATAATGATAACAAGGAAATATATAATGGAGAAATAAAAGGTAGTAATATAACAATCCATTCCCAATCACAAAATAATATAATATATGAAATAAATAAATTACCGGAAAATAATCACACTAATATTAATAAAATAATTTTAAACCCAATTCTTAATAATATTGATGATTATCCTAAAAATAAAAAACTACTTAATATAGAATATGGACATGATATAAATACTCCATCTAATATAAATTATATTACATCTTCACTAATAGATGGGGATGATAATAAGATACTATACTCAGGAGTTCAAAGCACTAATTACACCTTAACTAGATTCACATCACCAAGATTTTCAGGATGTAAAATGATATCTAAAGAATATAATATATTTAATAAAGGAGATATATCATACGGGAGTCAACCAGTAATAGATTATAACAAAATAAAATTTGCATATTTTGAAGAAATAACTTCACAATCATTAACATTTCCAGATAGAAGTAATGTATATATTAAATATTTGATTGATAAAGATTCTAATATAACTGAATTATCTAAACAAAATAAATCTATATTCGATATTCAATCTATATTTAATGTGGATAAAGTAGATATAATCCTTGATAATAATCAATCTCCAAGTAAACAAAAACAACTAGATGGATTATCTGAAGTATTTGCAGGGGGGTACAAATTTCTCCCAATTTTACAAAATCTAACCACAAATATCACAACAACAAATACTATAGATTTTGTTTTCGAGAATGATATAGCTATATTAAATAATAATACATCATCAATAATTCAGAATTTACCAAACAATAGTCTATTATTTGGTGCCCCTTTTTATGAAGGAAGCCTTTCATTTCCTAATACCTCTAATTCTAATTTAATTTATAATAATAATTTTAAAATTAAATTCCCTGTAACAAGAAATACTCCATATCCGGGAGAGATAAGACAAAAAATAATAGGTACTTTGAAATTAAAAATAGAAGTATCCCCTTTCTCAAATTTTATAACAAAATTTTATAATAGCAATAATGGAACTGGGGTATCCAAAGATGTAGTAGGAATATATGAAAATCCATGGCTTATAGCAAGTTCCCCAGATGATCCATTATTTGATTCTGCAAATGGTATTAGATCTATTTTAGTACCTAGTGGTTCTCAAGTTATAATAGGTAATAGTATAGATCCTGTAACATATGTAACAATATATAATACTCCTGGGTTAAAAACTACAACTCCACATCCTAATAATTACCCATTATGTCTTTGTAATGCTGGTGTCGATTATGTTAAAATAATAGCAAATAGTATAACAGGTTCTTACACTTTAAATAGTTATCAAAATGATTTTGGGGGTGTTCCAACCACAGATTTATTAACACCAACCTTCCCATTAGAAGACCAAAAATTTATTACTTTAACTTTTAATATAAATGGAGAGATAATAATTCCGGATGGAAGCACAACAGGTGATTTCTACCTTTTAAAACCAAACACAAATATTCCTGGGGTAATACAAACTAATATTAAAATCCAAGGAATTGGGGGGAATGTGAAAAATAGTATTCCAACAGAATTAATATATAGTGGATTGTCATTGAATAGTAGTTCATACTTTTTCACAAACCCTCCAGAATTTATTTACCAAACAGGTTCCTCAGATTATGGGTTTAATTCCGGTTCTTCTCCATCAAATAATTGGTATTTTGAAAGAGTAAACAGTATAGATAGTGGTAGCTTTTATAACAAATTAATAAGTTCATATTATTTATCCAAAATAATTTATGAGCAATCTAACAACTCAATAATACAATCATCACCAGATATGGTTCCATCAGGATATGAATCGGTTGAAGATTATCTTAATATTAAAGTTGGAGATTTAATAAGATTTTGGAATCATGATAAAAATTCTTTTCCAAAAAATTTTGAAAATGAAATAAAAAATATTATATTACCATTATCTGAACCATCAACTGGTTCTTATGATAATAGATTTATCATTGAAATGAAAAATGAAATCCCAAACCAAGCATGTTTGGATTATTTTGAAAGTGGTAGTTTATCTAAAAAAATTCAAAATTTTATATTTTTGAATAAACAGGAAGATGAAACTAATATTATAATCAATAAACCAAAAAGAGAAGGAGAAACATCATCAGGTATTATATTACCTTTTAATATAGATAAACAAACAAAAAATAACGCAGGTAATATAATTAAACAATTAAAAAATCAAAATTTAATTTAAGAATATATATTTATAATAGAATAAAAAAATAAAAAATGGGATATTTAAATAATACAACAGTATCAATAGATGCTATTTTAACAAAAAAAGGTAGAGAGCTCTTAGCGAAAAATGATGGTTCTTTCAAAATAACACAATTCGCATTATCTGATGATGAAATTGATTATACATTATATAACCCAGAACATCCATCTGGTTCTGCTTTTTTTGGGGAAGCTATTGAAGCTATGCCAATATTAGAAGCATTCCCTGATGAAACTCAAATGGTTAAATATAAATTAATAACATTACCTAGAGGTACAGCTAAAATTCCTATATTAGATGTTGGATATACATCAATTTCAATAAGACAAGGTTCATCTTTATCTATTACCCCTCAAACATTAAATTATTTAGGAGCCGCATCTACTTTTGAATCATCAGGATACACATTTACTATAGGAGATTCCAGACTATTATCTAATTTTGAAGGATTAGGAATAACAACCCCAACCGTATCTCAACAAAATTCTACATCAACTACTGGAACTAATGTTTCTAAAACAGTTATAGGAACAGTATTAAATATAACAGGAACTACAATAAATACATTATTTGGTTCACAAACTTCTATATCTACTACACTTACTATAGTTGGAAGAGATTCAGGAAGTAGAATAATAATCCCAATAACATTAACAAAAAATAATAATTAAGACATGAGTTTTTCTCCAATAAACCAAGAAGATATACAAATAAGTTCTGATTCCGTAGTTTCTACATTATGGAGTAATGACCAAACCGTTTTAACTAATATATATAAAAAAAATACAAACACAACAACATATTTACCTGTATATAACTCAAACCCAGACTCAGACACAAACTCTGAAGTTCAATTTACCATAAATTATGGGAACATAAATGGTTCTGGTTCTTCTCCAATAAACAGTTTAGTTGCTGAAGCTACCCCAACAAGAATGTTTTATGGTCAAATTAGAACTCTTATTAATGGGGATGAAAATACAAAGATAAATTTTGGAATAGGAAACCAAGAAGCTGAAGATTTTTACCTTTTAAATATAGAAAGAGCTAGATATAAAGAAAAGCTATTTTTAAATACATTTAATATAAAATTAAGTAATTCTTCAAGTTCTTTATCACTAACTAATAATAGTAAAGATTCAAATAATGTTAATTATTGTGATGCAGGAAGAATATTTGATATAGTTAGTGGAAGTAATGGTCAATCTATTACTGGTGGTGGATTAACAGTATCTGGTTCTTATGGTAAATTTTTACCTGATGTTGGTTTATTACTTTTAAATCCAAAATCTTTATCTCTTCCATATATTAGTGGTGGATTAGGAATATATATTGATCCAAATTCTAATAATAATGCATTGGATAATAATAATAATACAATGTTTGATCTAATAAATAGTGGAAGTTATTTCTCATTAAATAGTGAAGAAACAATAACATCAGATTATATATTTGTTAGAGTGAAAAATAATGATTTTAATTATACAACCAACCCATCTATTATAAATTCAAATGGTGAGTTCTATTATAATACATTAGTTAATAACCCTCAAACATTTATAACAACAATAGGTTTATATAATGAATCTAATGATTTATTAGCCGTAGCCAAATTAAGTAAACCATTAAAAAAAGATTTTACAAAAGAAGCACTTCTAAGAATTAAATTAGATTTTTAATATCCGATATTTTAATTTTTATAATAAAATACTAACATGAGTTTTGCTTTTAAACCGATTCCTCCATCAAATATATCAATTTATCCTTATAAGGTAAATAAAGAATATAATATAACTGATCTATTTAATGATGGAATTACTTTATATGTTGGGGAGAATATACCATTAAATCAATTAAACTTTTTTGATCCTACTAATGACGATCAAACATCAAATAATGAATACAAAAGATTAATATTCAGTTCAATAAAACATTTATTTTACAAAAATTATATAAATGACCAACAAAACTTTATAGAATCATCATCACATGATAATTTTCTCCAATCTACATTATATTCAGGCTCATATTATACTAATATTAGAAAATTAAATAATATAACTGGTTCTTCTTTTACTGGAATAAATAGTATATATAATAATTCTATTATATATGATGATATCTATAATTATGATGAAAGTGTATATAATTCTAATAAAGGAACATTGATAACTGTACTATCTATAGATAAAGATATATATGGAAATGGAATTAAACCAAATACCTTTCTTATAAATACTGGATCTTATTTCATAAAAGATGATGGTGAAGGAAATTTATATAATTATATAAATTATGATAATTACGTAAATGAACAACAAACCAGAACACCAGAATATGAATATATAGGAAACATAATATACTCATTGGGGATTATAATAATAACAAACCAAAATTATATATGTATATTTAATTCCCCACCAACAGTAGTAAACGATTATTACTCATACAAAAACATTGAACAACCAATAAATTTCGATATTACTGAAAATGATTATTCAGATTGTAGTGGTATAAATTATTCATCATTAACTTTAATTCCCATCCCAAATAATACATTCCCCGATTGTTATTTAGGTGGAGATGGAAAATTATATATAATTAATAACCAAACAAGTTATATTCCTGGGGAATATAAAATAGGTTATACATTACTAAGTAATAATGGATTATTAAGCAATACAGGTTCAATATGTGTTAATATAGATAGTTATCCATTAATCATAACTGAATTTTCATCTTCTAAAACATGTTTTAATTCTATAAATCCTATATCATATTCTTTTAATATATTTGGGGGGGTTCCTGAGTATTCATATTCATGGGATAATAATACATATAATCCAATATCAGGATTTTTAAATATATCACTAAGTGGTTCAATTTTACCATCAACATCTTCAATATATATAAAAGATTATATAGGTAATATAACTAGTAAATCTTTTACCACATATTATGATGATATTACATATAATTTAATAATAAATAATTCCTCACCATGTGATACCCAAGGTTCCATAAATATAATATCAGAACAAGGAATAAAATTTGTAATTAGTGGTTCTTTAACAGAATATAATACAAACGAAATTAATATTATAAATACAGGTTCGTATACAGCATCAATATTTGATATAAATAATTGTAGTAAAATAGTTAATTTTAAAATAGATCAAATCCAACCAATAACATTTAATATAACATCTTCATCAACTACATGTTATGGTGGTAATAATGGTTTTATAGAAATATCTAATATAACAGGAGGAATACCTCCATATATTATCAGTTATAATATACCATCTACACCACCTACATCATCTTCAAATATAATTAATAATTTATCATCTAATACATATGAAATAACAATTTCAGATAATGGTGGATGTTATGTGCAAGAAGAAATAACAATAAACCAACCCATAATATTATCAATGTCTTTAAATGATTTATATATAGATCAATGTTATTCTTCGATAGAAATAAGTGGTTCTGGTGGTATTACTCCATATACATATTCTATAATAACACCAATGAATATATATAATTCAAATGAAGGGTTAATACCAATGCCTCAAGAAGGTTTATCTAATTATATAATAACAGCATCTATTATTGATAATAATGGATGTATAATAACATCATATAAAGAAATCCAAAGTAGAACCTTTATATATAGCGGTTCATATTGCGAATCAATATAAAAAACAAAATATGCCAAATACAGGATATATAATTAACCCATATGTAAAACAAATATTTACTTCTGGCCCTAATTCAGGATCAGGAGTAAATAATTTATTTGATATTGAATTTGATATCAGTTCCAGTTTTACTTCATCAATAGTATGTAATGATATATATAATTATAAAATATTTAACCCAATCCAATGTAATATAAGTGGGGGGTATTGTATATATCCAACAATAATAGAAATAACTCCATTTGAGTGTACTAGATTTTCTTTTTACAGATATTCAATAGAATATAATACTAATGATGTTTCAATAGATAATAGTATAATTGAATATAGCTTAACATCAGATTTCACAGGTGAGGTTGGTTCTACATTACTATTAAATGGGTCTGATCCTAATGCAACAATAATAGATATATCTGATGGTTTATCGATATTACCATTAAATGGAAATATTTACATATATTTTAGAATAAAAAATATATGTATATCTGGCGATTCTATATATTCCAATATAATTTCAAGTAATTGTGTGATATGATAAGTTTTAAAAATGAATATATAATATATGAGAATGAGATCAAATGTATTATCGGAGAGAATGAATTTAATTATTCGCAAAATCCAACATTACAAACAGGTTCATTTGGGGAATTAAAAGAATTTGCTCAAGATCCTAATTTTACTCCATACATAACAACAATAGGTTTATATAATGAATCTAATGATTTATTAGCTGTAGCTAAATTAAGTACCCCATTAAGAGTATCACAGAATACAGATACTATAATTTTAATAAAAATAGATAGATAAATGTGGATAGATTTACAAGGAAAAGAATATAAAGAAATAAATGATTTCCAAAATGCATATGGATTTATATATAAAATAACCCATAAAGAAACAGGAAAATTTTATATAGGAAAAAAACAATTGGTTTTTAAAAGAAAGAAAAAACTTGGTAAGAAAGAATTATCTTTAATAGAAGTTAAACCAGGACGTAGACCAACTTCTAAATTAGTAGAAAGTGAAAGTGATTGGAAAACATATTGGGGATCTTCGAAAGAACTTTGTGAAGAAATCCAAAAACAAGGACAAGATAAATTTGACAGAGTAATAATCCAATTAGCATATACATCAAAACTATTAACATATTATGAAGCAATGTATCAGATGAAAGAAGATGTATTGCAAATAGATTCATATAATCATAATATTTTAGGAAAAATACATAGAAAAGATTTTTTATAATGAAAGAAATAACACGATTACAGCAACTAGCGGGTATATTAACCGAGATAAAAGTGAATAATCCAATTTTATATGCTAATAGAATAGTAATATCTAAAGATAATACAGTAGACGGTTTAGAAGGATATGAAAATTTCATAGAAGACTATGGAAATATAATAGATTTTATTACACCTATAATTTATAAAAAATATAAAGAAGGTGAAGGTATTGGAGAAGACTTAATTAAATTTATAATAAATAATATTAATATTTTAGATAATAAATATCAGTTTGGAGCATCAGAAGACTCATGGAAAGGTTGGTTAGACCAATATAAAGATGGGATGGATTTACCTCCAAACTCATCTGGAGGAATTTTAGGAGGACTTGATTATAATGATGAATGGTTGTATGACGAAAATATAGCAGAAATTTTTCAAATTGATGAAGATGAAATTCATGATTATTATGAACAATTTAAAACTTGGTAAATAAATTAGGCTCTTTAAGAGCCTTTTTGTATGTTACCAACAAAAATTTCCCTTATGGCAAAATATGGTTTATTCTTAAAAGATGGAAAAGAATGTATATCTCTTTATAATACAACAGCAGATTCATTGCGATATAAAGTTAATACAGATAACTTAGCGAGAAAGTATTTTATTACCATTAAACGTTTATCTGAGGAAGATTTTAATAAATTATTTGATGTAAAAAGAATACCTAACTATTTAAAATAATGGTAGATCCCATATTATTAGGATTAGTAGAATCTATTTTAGGGAAAGGTAAAGAAACTTCAAAAGGAAATTATTCTTTCAAGTGTTTTAACCCTAAATGCAGTTCTATAGCTAAAGGAAATAATAAATTAGAAATTAATTTAATACCAACGCTTAAAAACAAAAATCCATGGAATTGTTGGGTATGTAATTCAAAAGGAACTACATTAAAATCCCTATTTAATTCAATTAAATTACCGCAATCTAAATATGATCAATTAAATAATATTTTAGGCACAACTTATAAGGTTGAAAAAGTTAAAGTTGAAATACAAGTTGAATTACCTAAAGAATTTAAACCTTTTATTGAATTAAGAAAAACAAATATTATTTCTCGTCATGCACTTCATTATCTTATAAATAAAAGAGGAATTACATTTGAAGATATTTTAAAACATAATATTGGATATTGTGAAACAGGACGATATAGAAACAAAGTAATAATTCCTTCATATAGTAAAGAAGGTAAATTAGATTATTTTGTTGCTCGAGCATTTATGGAAGATGATTCTCATAAACTTGATGCCCCTCAATGTGATAAAAATATAATTGGTTTTGAAAGTTTAATCAATTATGATTTACCTCTTATTATATGTGAAGGTCCATTTGATGCTATTGCTATTAAAAGGAACGCAATACCTTTGTTTGGAAAAAATATATCTCCAAAATTAAGAGAAAAATTAATGCTTAATAGTATTAAATCAATATATTTATGTTTAGATGAAGATGCATTAAAAAATACAATTAAGATTACAGAAGAATTAATATCTCTAGGTAAAAAAGTATATGTAGTTCGTTTACCAAGTAAAGACCCATCTGAACTTGGGTTTGAAAAATTTAACAATTTAATCCAATTTCAAAAACCATTCACATTAATGGATTTAATGAAATTAAAAATGGAAATTAATTAATATGAGTGAAACCAAACCAACACTATTAAAAAACAAAAAGTATAAAAGAATTCTTGAACTAAGTGGAGACGCATTACAAATTACAACCTTAGACTCCAGATTTTACAGACGTAACGGTAAATATTATCCATCTATAACACACGTTTTATCAGTATTTCCTAAAGGCCCTCATTATGAAGATTGGTTAAAAAAACATGGTTATACAAGTGAACATATAGCTAAAAAAGCTGCGGAAGAAGGAACTCAAACACATGAATTATGTGAATTATATCTTTTAGGTCAAGAACTTCATTTTTTAAATGAACAACAACAACCTAAATACAGTCCTGAAGTGTGGAAAATGTTTTTACGTTTTGTTGATTTTTGGGAAACATTTAAACCAACATTATTAGAAACCGAAGTACATTTATTTAGTGATGAATTAAAAATAGCAGGAACTTGTGATATTGTGTGTGAAATAAATGGAGAAATATGGATTATAGATTTAAAAACATCTAACGCTGTCCAAGAAGTATATGAAATCCAAACCTCATTATATCAAAAATGTTATGAAGAATGTTTTGGTAAAAAAGTAGGTAAAACAGGTATTCTTTGGTTAAAATCATCATCTAGAGGCCCTGACAAATCAGGACAAAAAATACAAGGTAAAAACTGGCAACTTATTGAAGCTACTAGAAAACATGAAAAAAACTTAGAAATATTTACTCATATAAGAGCTATATTTGATTTGGTAAACCCAAAAAGCGCACCAAATCATACACAATTTCCTACTGTTATCATTAGAAAAGAATAAATAAAGCCCTTGAATAAGGGCTTAAGGAAGTAATATTTATATGTGCTAACATTAATAATATCACGATGATAAATATTACAACTTCTCCTCAAATCACAAAAATTTACCTAGTAGAAAATTGCTATGGAGACCCTAATAAGGTCTATATAGGTAAAACAAAAAATAGAACTAGACAAAATGACCATAAAATAAAATATGGTAAAGATATAATCTTTACTTACATTGATGAAATAGAATCTCTAGAATCTAAAGATTGGAAACCATTAGAATGTTTTTGGATTGAATATTTTAGACAATTAGGATTTGAAATATTAAATAAGAATGAAGGTGGAGGAGGATTAGGAATGATAAGTGAAAAAACTCGAAATAAAATGAGTCAATCCCATCTTGGTAAAGGAGGGAAAATGATTTTACAATATGATTTAAAAGGTAACTTTATTAGAGAATGGTCTAGTATTATAGAAGCCTCTCAAAATTTAGGAATAGCTAATACTACCATTTCTAATTGTTGCGTTGGTATTATTAGAAGCTGTTATAAATATGTTTTTAGCTTTACTCCTTTACCTAAAAACTACAAATATATAAAAAATCAAACCTCCTCCAAAAAAATACAACAGTTCGACATCCAAGGAAATTTTATAAAACAATGGAATAGTCTAAGTGATGTAGAAAGAGAACTAGGATTCAGAACAAATAATATATCAATGTGTTTAAAAGGAAATACTAAATCAGCTAATAAATTTATTTGGAAATATAATTAATATAAAATTTTAAGACCCTAAAAAGGGTCTTTTTTATTATGTATAAGATTCGTATGTTTATTAATTAAAAATAAAAGTTATGAAAGTGAATAATCCACAGTTAAAAAATGGAGTATATAAAATAGGAAATTATAATAATATCCCTGTGTATTATAGTTCAACCCAAGATCCTAATAATATTTTAATAGGAAATAAAGGAGGGAAGAAATCATTTTATATTACAGGATTACCAAATATAAATCAAGTAAAAAAACATATAGTAAGTTATGAAAGTAAATAACCCACAAACCCACCAAAAATTTATTATTGAAAACCAAAAATGGAAAAAATTAATCCAAAAACAAATAAGTGAAATAATAGATGACATACAAATCATTCTCTTACAGAAATAGAAGTTCTAAAACATTTACTTAAAAATACAACAGGTTCTAAATATCATAACTAATGAATAAAGGTATAATAATATTAGGCTCAGCAGCATCAGGAAAAAGTCACTTTGAAGAACAATTATATAATTATTTATATAATAAACGTAATAGACACGAATTTAGGGTAAATCCCGATTATTATGTAGAAGATGAAGAATCTGAATATTATAATAATCCATTAAGGGCTTATAATTATGTTTACAAAACCATTCTACCAGAAATAATTGATTTAAATGGTAATTTTATACTACAAAACACCGGAGCTAATACGAAGACTCTACGTAAAATAATTGATACTCCCAACTATCAATTTAAAGCCGTGATGGTATATTGTAATCCAATTATTGCGTTTATACGCAATTTTTCCCGTGAACGAAAACTTCCAAAACAAGTATTATTAGAGAATTGGCTTAAAGTATATTCTCAAATAGAAGAATATCAAGATATATTTGGGAAGGATAATATTTATATTTACGAGACAGAATATACAGAAGATGAATTATTTACTTTATATCGATATCAAACAGGACGTATGAATATTAAAGATGGATTACTAAAAATGGATGTCGAATCTTCATTTAAAAAGGAATCTACAATTTACACTCCTGAACAAATAAAGATAAAAGAACAAAAATTTAAAGAAATTTTAGAGAAAGTTTCAAATAGATTATTTGAATTAGAAGACGAGAATAATTATTTAGCACCGATGGGAGTTAATATAGAATATATAAAAGAAGAATTAAATAAATGGATAACTTAGGACAAGTAGTAGCAGAACAACTTATAACAGAATTAACACAAACAATAGCCCTTTACCCAGGTGCTTTTAAACCAAGTACTAAAGCTCATTTTGATATTGTTAAAAGAATATCTCCAACAGTAGATGAGGTACATGTTATTATAGCTAATAATGTTAGAGAAGGTTATACACCAGAATTATCACTTAAAATTTGGGAACAATATAAAAAATTATTACCTAATAATGTAAAAGTTTATATATCCAAAGATCCATCTCCTATTACAGAAGTTTATTCTGTAGTAAAAGATAAATCCAATAATTATGTTGTGGTTTATGGTAAAGGAGAACAAGATAGATATAACTCTATAAATGAGAATAGAGATAAATATTCTAATGTTGATGTAGTTGATGCTGGTCAAATAGGTGATATATCTGCAACTAAATTAAGAGAAGCTATAAAAACTAGAAACAAATTAGCTATTAAATCACTCATACCTGAAGGAATAAAAGTTAATGATTTCTTAATAAATTTTCAGATTCATGAAATAAAAGTAAATCAACCAAAAACATTAAATTTTCCTATAAATTTAGATAATCAGGAAAAAGCAATAGAAGTAGGTAAAAAATTATTTAATCTAGATTATTATTGGTTAAACGATAGAAGACCTGATTGGACTAATGCCCCTTTCAAAACACCAAATTTTGAACCATTTAATATATTTCTAGTAAATGATAATAAAAAAATTATTGACTATGAATATACAACCGAAATAGATGAAGATAAAATCCCCGGTGGTTTAGCGAAAGGAAAATCAATAGTTGATTTAGCTATCCATCACGGAGATGATTCATGGGCTTCAATTCAATTTGAGTCATTAGAAGCTCAACTTAAGAAACAGTTGGAAAAAGGTATTAAAGTTGAAATGGAACATACCACTTCAAAAGAAGTAGCAAAAGAAATAGCAATGGATCATTTATGGGAAGATCCAAAATATTATAATAAATTAGCTTCTATAGAAGAAATTAAAATAAATAAACCTGTAAAACTTTGGAAATTTGATACCGAACTTAAAATTGGGGATAGAGTAAAAATACCTCAAAAATTCATGGAGGGTGATGTATTTGTTTATTTAGGAGGGGATATTTTGAAGGATGAAAAATCTGAAAACACTTATAGTATAAAAGCTATGAAACGTATGTATGATTGGGATTTAGAGCAGATTAAGAATGGAACCCAAACTCAAATAATAGATGAATCTAAAAATTTAGGTACTCTATATCATTTCACAAATTTACAAAATGCTTCTAATATAATCAAATCAAATCAGATAGTAGCATCAACAACAGAATCATCAGATTATCAAAGAGATTTCCAATTTTTTAAAAAGAAAGGACAAGAAGTTAGAGATAAAGGTTTAAGTTACTTAACATTTGTTTCTTTAACTCGTGATAAATTATTTTATAAAAAAAGACCTAAAATATCATCCGCACCTATAGTAAGATTTGAATTAGATGGAAATAAATTATCTTCAAAATACAAGATAAAACCCTTTAATTATTATGCTGATGAAATAGAAAATGAAACTGATAGATTTTATTCTAATGAAGGTGAGGAAAGAGTAAATCTGTATACTAAAGGAGAAATATCTAATTTAGATAGATATACTACTAGAATATGTGTGTTATTAGATTTTATTGAAGATAATGAAAGTTATTTAAAACAAGCTAAAGAATTAATATCTACATATCCTGGTAAAGTTATCTCTTTATATAAGGAAAAACCAATGAGTATAGAAGATTATGAAAAAAATGTATTACCCACTATAGAACCATATAGAGATGAAGAATTTTTAGAAGAAGCTAAAAACTCTATTAAAGAAGCATTGGATGAAATAAAAGTAAAATCTCCCCATAATAATTTATCTGTAGATAATTTTATAGAGTTATATAATAAATTAAATGTTTATTACAGTTATGAAATAAGGGATTTAATAAATACAAAATATGGTTATATAAAAACAGAAGGATTAATAAAATTTTATGAAAGACAACCTTTATTACAAAAAGTATCTTTAATGAAGGATATGAATATACTAAATAAAAAATCTAAAGAAAATCTATTAAATACACGAGAATTAAATGAATCAATCCAAATTAATCCTAAAAAATATGTAAATATTTTAAATAAACTTGCAGAGGAATGTTGTAGAGAGTTGGAGATACAAAAACCTAACATTATATTAATAAATAACGATAAATACACTTTAGAAAATAAAAGCTATGGGGGGTATTTCCCCGGTAAAGATTTAATTAAGTTGGTTATATATGGAAGATTATTAAAAGACGCTTGTGTTACTCTTGTACATGAATTAAGACATCATTACCAATATAAGAATAATTTAATAAAATCCGGAGATGGTAAAGATGGAGATGAAATTGAAAATGACAGTAATTCCTTTGCTGGTTCATATTTAAGAAAATTCGGAAGAAACAACCCAGAAATATATTTTACAAGATATGATAAAAATTAAATGAAGTTAAAGAAAAATAAAATTATTCCAACAATTCCGAGATTAATTAAAGAAGGTACAATAGGAGATTGTCCTAAATGTAGAAGTACTACTATAAAAAGATTTATATGGTTTGGACGATCTATAGGATGCATCCAACCTAAATGTAATAATTATTATAAAATTAAATAAAGAATATGACATTAATAGAACAATTAGTGGAAGGACAATATAAAATATATTGTGATTTAGATGGAGTGTTATGTGATTTTGATTCAAGGTTTGAGCACTACACAGGTATGAACCCAGACGAATATAAAAATAACGCTATATTAAAATATGGTGATAAAAAGGGTACCGAAAAATTTTGGGATGTGATAGATAATCAAGTTGGTATGAGATTTTGGGCAGGTATGTCGTGGATGCCTGAAGGACAACAACTTTGGGATTATATAAAAAAATATAATCCAATTTTATTAACAGCACCATCATATGAAGATTCATCAAAAGAAGGAAAAACTCTATGGGTCCAAGAACATCTTGGAGATTATCAAATAGAATTTAGACAAGCAAAGCAAAAATCTGAGTTTGCTGGTCCTAACAAAATCCTAATAGATGATAGATTAGATACTATCCAGAGTTGGAAAAGTAAAAATGGTATTGGGATATTATATGAAAATACAGAAGATGTAATAAGAGAACTTCAAAAAATGGGAATATGAAATTAAAATATATAATAAATTGGTTAATGTTTTCTTTAATTATGAGTTTTTTTTTAATCCCATTTTGTATTGATTATAAACAAGTAATTGGTGGTGGATTTATATTAGGATTTATAACTGGTGTGTTATCAAAAATTGAGGGAAATGCAAGAAAATAAAAGATGAGTAAAGATACACAATTAAAAAAAGAATTTCAAGAAAAAGATTTAAGTAGAATTAGAAATATAATTGAAAAAAGATATGACGATTCTACAGGTATTCAAATAGGATATTCTAAAGAACAAAAAGAATATAGAGAAGGTGATATCTGGGAAGAAAATGGTAAAACTTGGACTATTAAAGATGGTATAAGACAAACTATTACCAAATTAGACTCATTTAAAAAATATTCCTCATATCCTTTGATATGTCCTTGTTGTAAAAACCATTTTAAATTACATGAGTTAAATAAAAAAATGTATAATATACATGGAAAATGCTCTGATTGTGTTATTGAAATGGAAACTCAACTAAAAATAGAAGGAAAATATGAGGAATATGAAAAAGATTTAATGAATAAAAATAAGAATTCTGTTTTAGATGATTTTGAACAAGCTTTAGATGAATATCTTAATTCTCCTATGGACTCCTTTTACACAGAAGATGGACAAAAAGAAAGTTGGCAAGGTGGACAAGTTGATAAGGAACATATATTAAAAATAAAAGAAGAAATAAAACAACAAAAACTTAAATCTATATAATATTTATATAATATAAAAAATAACATGGGAAATACTAAACTTAAAGAAGCTATAAAGCAAGAATTAAAAAGAAAATTACAAGAGGGTGGAGAATTACTTGATTCACAACCTGAAACTCAATTTGATATGGAAGACCAGATTGGTAATTTCTGGATTGTTAAAAAAACAATGAAGGAATCTACCGAAGATGATATTGTTTGTGAAACTGATATATTTGGTTTAGCCGAAATGATTAACAATGGCGAACTAAACAGAGAAGACATTTCTGGGATATATCAAATGGAAAATAGAGCAAGAAGAGCTGCTTTAAGAGGTGTAAGAGAAAGAGATAAAGGTATTAAAGAAGAAATTAAAGAAGGTTCTAACGTTAAAAAACAATTAGAAGATTCTATTAAAAATATTAAATTAGATATTCAAGCTAGAACACAAGAAGGAATAGATAATCCTGGTTCAAGAGATTCTGTTTCAAGTGATATATCTAATCTTTATTCTAAATTAGATAAACAAACAGAATTGTTAACAAGATTAGAAAATTCATTAGATAAAGAAACTGGAACTAAAGATGAACCTAAAGAAGATTAACAAACTATTTCTAAAAGAAATAATATTCCAACTATTAGAGGAAGAAACCAAGTACCAACCTGGGGATAAAGTATCTTCTAAAGATGGTGAAGGTGTAGTTCGTTTATCAAAACACCCATATTATTCAGTAACTATAGATTCCACAGGAGTTACAAAATCTTTCCATTTTGATGAAATAGAAAAAATTGAAGGTGAAGATGGAGAATTCGGAAAATATGACATAAATGAGTCTTCTTCTGAAAATTTAATAAAATTTACAGGAATAATAATTCTGAAAGATGATGTATGGATGACTGATATATTATCTAGCGTTAGAAGTATAACAGGAATTACAATTGTAAGAAACGAAGATATAGAAACTGTAGATCGTAATGAAAAAGCAAGATTACATATTAAAATAGATCCATACCCATTTGGTTCTCAATCAGCAGAAAAAATAGAGAGAATAATTATTTCAAAAATAACCAAAATTCCTGGAGTAAAATCATTTAGTAAAACCAAACACGAAGATAAACCAAAAGAAAAACCCACAATAATACAATCCCCAATACCTGTTTCTAGTATAGAAGATTTACAAGAAAATAAACTAAAATTTAAAATTAAAGACCCTAAATAAGGGTCTTTGTTTTTCTAAAATATATTTCGTATATTTACTTAAAATAAAATTATGAGATATATAATATTAATGGCTAATAAACCAACAGAGTTATCCCAAGTAATAAATGAATTTATTAAACAACATCCTACCTGTAAATTACAAGGAGGGCCATATTGTGATAATTATGGACATTATCAAGCAATAACTATTTTAGAAACCCAACAATTAAACGATTAAATTAAGATTATGGAACAAACACAACCTGTAAGTATTGTAACTATTAAACAAAAATCTCCTTTATTTAAAGACGGACAACCTGCAGAACGAATTGAATTAATTGAATTAGAGGAAAATGGATTTACTTTAGTATCTCAAAAAGATTTATATCAAGTAGGAGATAAAGCCGTTTATATTCAACCTGATTATAATTTATCTGATATTTCTTTATTTGAAGGATTTTTACGTCCTGGAGGAGATGTTTCTAAAAGCATGTTAGGTAAAGTTGAGGGAGTACCACTTCGTATCAGAGCAAAGAAATTTAATTTCTCTCGTGAAGGAAGTATTGATCCTGTTTATAGTAATGGGATTTTATTACCAAGAAAAGACGTAGCTGATTATATTTGGAAAAACGATTATACAGATGATAACTTATTAATTCATTTTTATCAATTAGATCTTACTAAAGAACTTGGTATTACCAAATGGGAAGAACCTGAAGTACGAGATAAAGCTGGTAATAAAGTAGGTGGAGCACGAGTATTTCCTGAAGGGCTTTATAAAACAGATGAAACCAATATCAATAATTTATGGGGTCATCTTGAAAATAAAATTACTTATCCTGTTACTTTAATTGGTACTGAAAAAGTTGATGGTTCTAGTATTACTATTGGTGTAAAAAATGGTAAAGGATTTATTTGTTCTCGTAACCAACAATTAGACCTTATGGTTAAAAAACATGTTGGTAGACGTGAAAAAACCTTGTTGGAAAAAATAATGTTTTGGACTAATCCAGATTTAAATCTATATAAGGAAGCAGAAAATGATTCTGATTTTGTTAAATATGGTAAACCTTATTTAGAATTACTAGAGGGATATAATGATGTGGTTTTACGTGGTGAATTAAATGGCTCGCACCTAAAAGGATCAGGTAATAAAAATAATCCAAGTTCAAAATTACCCCCAAATATCCAATTTTTCGGAATAGATTATATCAAACAAGGAATTAGTGAAAAAGTAGATTATAATACTTTTAAATATTTTACTAATAAATTAGGTTTACCAACAGTTAAAGAAATATTTGCTAAAGAATTTAACTCAAAACAAGAAATCGAAGATGAATGTAATAAGTTCTTCAAAACCACCCTCACAGAAGGTATTGTGATAAGAACAGAAGATAGTAAATTTTCAGCAAAATTTATGTCATTAGAATATGACAGTAAAAAATAAAATTATGAAAAAATTTGTAATAGGTGACATACATGGTAATAGAAAGGGTTTGATTCAATGTCTCGAACGCGCTAATTTTGATTATAAAAATGATCATTTAATTACACTTGGGGATATTGTTGATAGAGGACCTGAGACTTATGAATGTATTGAAGAACTCCTAAAAATAAAAAATAGAATTGATATTAAAGGGAATCATGATAAGGTTTGGGAAACATGGATTCATACCGGTTTTCATGAGTTAGATTTTCATCACGGAGCTATTTCTACTATACAGTCATATGTAGATCACATTGAAGACGATTTAGGATATAATAGATTTATTAAATATAATAATGGAGGATTGATAACTAATTTATCTAAAATAGATATTCCTAAATCCCATATTAATTTTTTTAAAAATCAAGTATATTATTATATAGATGAAGAAAATAGATGTTTTGTTCATGGTGGTTTTGATAGATATGAGTCTATTATAAATCAAGATGAAGAAAATCTTATTTGGGATAGAAGTTTAGTTAGATCTGTTTTATCTTATAAACCATTTAATGGAGATAAATTTAAAATATTAGATGATTTTAAAGAAATTTATGTAGGCCACACACCAACAATATCTTGTGGGTTAGGAATATCTCCCCACTTTCAAGGACCTGTAATTATGATGGATACTGGAGGGGCTTATCCTGAAGGTAAAGTAACAATAATGAATATAGATACTAAAGAATATTTTCAAAGTGATTTAGGAAATACTCTATATGAAAAATTTTCAAGGTAATGAAAAAATTAACATTTATAAGTGATACTCATACTAGAGAACAATTAATCACCCCAGACTTACCTGGGGGTGATTTTTTATTTCATTCTGGAGACATAATGAATTCAGGTTATAATCCTCAAGATATAGAAAATTTTTGTTCTTGGTTTGATTCTTTATCTAACTACAAATATAAAATTTTCATAGCAGGTAATCATTGTCGCTTATTTGAAGATAACCCACAACAGGCTTTAGAAATAGTAAATAAATATAAAAATATTATATATTTACAGGATTCATTTGTTGTATTAGATGGTATAAAAATATATGGATCTCCATGGCAACCTGAATTTTATAATTGGGCTTTTAATTTACCTAGAAATGGATATGGATTAGCCTCTAAATGGGAAATGATCCCTAAAGATATAGATATATTGTTAACTCATGGTCCTGCTTATGGTTATGTAGACACGGTAAAGGGAAGAGAATATGATCATTTAGGATGCGAATTATTACAAGATAGAATACTACAAATCCAACCTAAAATCCATTCATGTGGTCATATTCATTCAGGTTATGGTTATACATCAAATAAAAATACCCACTTCTTTAATGCATCTGTTTTATATGAAGATTATAATTATAGTCAAAAACCATGGAATGTTGAGTGGGATAAAAAAACTAATATATTAAATATCCTTTAAATATTTATATGATATAAAATAATCATATGAAAAAAAATAGATTAAAAGAAATAATCAAAGAAGTTCTTCTTGAAGAAAAAGGATATTCAAAATATATTCCTGGGGGAAAGACTGATGGATTAACTCAAGATACATTAGAACAAATATTATTAAATATTGCTAATGAGGAAGAAATTGAAGAAAAGTATGAAGGTGATCCTGAACGTGGTAATAAAATTCTAGATACAGCTGATCAAGAAAATGTAGATCGTATTTTAAGAGGTGAAGAACCTGAAGTAGACAGAATGAAAGAATTAGCTGGGTTAAAAAAAGAAATAACAGTAAATGACCCTTCCGATCCTAATTTAAAATATAAACCTTTATTAGATAAATATAATATAGATAAAGATTGGTTACTCCTCCACTTAGGTGATATTGATGATTTAACACCAGAAGAATGGGATGATTTAGAATATGTAGAAGATAGAATCCAAGCTCATTTAGATCAATAATGACTCCACAACAAATACAACAAAAACTATCCAAAGGTGATGAAGTCCGTTTTAAAAACGGACTAATCCTGTATTATGTTGGTCCGAAAGATAATATCACTGGTTGGTTTAAAGAAAACCATGGTTCAACCAATACAGTAAAACAATATAAATATATTGAAAAAATCCAAGGTAGACCTATAAACGAACAAAAAATGGAATTTAAAAAACTTCTAAAAGAAGAATTAGAAAACGCTATACAATCCCAAAAAAAAGAAACACTTACTTTTGAAAGCGATCCTATAGAATATATAATTCAAAGATATCCATCATTAGATGCTACTATGATAGATTTAATGACTAATACTTATAGAGACTATCTTACAGGTATTTATGTTATGGCTCCAAAACCGACAACATTTAAGATACTACTTCACAACGGACAATCATTTTACCTAATATATAACCCAAAAGCGTATATTGCAAAAATATCAGGAAAGCAATACCATTTGATGTCTTTAAAAGATGAAGAATATGCTGTTAAAGCTATATCGAGATTACTATTAATGGGTATTCCTCCAAGTTCTCCTGGTCCTGATGGAGAAGTAGAAAATGAGGCAGATGGTAAAGATGATTTCATATCTGATATGACTTCAGAACCTGATTTAGGGTTAGATGGAATTGATGCTTCACCAGAAACAGAACCTGGGGAAGAACCCACTGAAGAACCTGAAGAAGAATTACAAGAACAAGAAGAACCTAAAAAGAAAATACCTACAAGATTTAGAATTATAAAAAATAAATGAGTGTAAGTTTATCACCAGACCAGTTATTGAAACCTTATCATTCTAATCATGAATTTTATGGTTTATATCAAGACCGAGGAGAACGATTTTTAGAAAAAATAGAAAAACAAGAACCATTTGAATTAACAGATGGTTCTTCTTCAACTATATCTAAAAGTTCACCTGGTGTTAGATTATTAATGGAAAAAAACTATAAAGAATTAGGTGGAGGTAAAAAATTATTTTATAAAGAAGGAGGAGAATTTATTTCATTATCTCAATTTATAAAAACAGCAGAATTTGGTTCAAATAATGGGCAAGGGGCTGGTTCTAAAAATACAGCAATACAAGAGAGCACTCAATGTGTTTTTAATTCTATGTTGCGTTCACTACAGAAAACATATCTTGATGTAGAAGATATAACAATGGAAAATATATCATCTTCATATCAATACTGCAATACAACAACTCCTTGGGAAGAGATATATGAATTTTCCCAAATACCATCTTGGCAACAATCATTCCTTACTTCATCTAACATACTTCAAGAATATGTAGGAGAAATGGAATACGAAAATCATCGTGATTCATTATTTGTAGATTCTATATATAATTCCTATAAAGAAAACGGTAATTTTCAATTAGATAAATGGAATCCGGCAGATATATGGCTTGTAAAAGATCATGTTTTAAACACAAGATTCTCAAGTAGTCTCGATGAATTAAATCAACAAATAGAAAATATGTTTGATAAAAAAGAATTAATTGGTGTTTCATTAAAAAAGATTGGAAAAGAACCTAAAGTCGAGATTAAAAACAAAAAGAAAACAAAGAAACAATATAAATATCTTGGTTATAAAACTACATATAAAAGCAAAGATGTTAAATTATTATTTGATGGAGGTCAAATATGTTTTAGAACATTTAATTTTGGTACTAATTGGGCTGGAGAAATTTTAGGTAAAACAGCATCTCATGGTAAAATAGGTTTTGGAGCTATAAATGCAATTTTAAAAAAATATAATTGTGGTTTAAAAACAACAAAAGAGATTAAGCAATTATGGGAAGAACATGAATATATTGGTATAAGTTCTTTAATGATATTATTTACAACTAAAATGGAAATCTTACCTAAAGAAGATTTTAATATATTTATACAGGAGAAGAATATTGATTGGAGAGTTTCTAAACTATTGGGATTACAACTTGTATCTAAAATAGAAAACCAACCAATTGATATACAAAATAAAATTATAACAGAAATAATAAATTATGCTTCATCTGAACTAGATGAATCTTCTGTTTATTTAAAAATATCATGATAAAAATAAAAGACATAACATCAGAATTATCCCAACTTACAGATAAATATGATGAAAAATATATTGATGGTCTTGTTAGAGAACAACTTGCTATTTTAGATTATAAAAAGACGTTTCAAGGTGAATTAAATGAACAGGATGAAGAAGATGAGATAGAATTAGACCCAGAAGAATTACCTGTAGATAAGGAAGAACCTATCGAAAAAGAACCTGAGAGCCAAGAAGAACCAGAAATTGAAACTCAACCAGAAGAAGAACCAGAATCAGAGGTACAAGGTGGAGAAGATGGTGAGATAGAATTAGAACCTGAAGAATTACCTACACCAAAACCATTACCTATAGTTCCTACTCCAAAAGAGGATTATGAAACTATAAGTAGAAAACAAGCACAAGAATTACTTTCTTATAAAGGGAAGATATTCACTGCTGTTTTTTCTAAAAGAGAAGATGGTTCTTTAAGAGCTATGAATGGAATGACGGGTGTAAGGAAATTTACTGTTGGTGGAGAATTACCATATTCTCCTCAAGAAAAAGGTTTAGTTCCTGTTTATGATTTAAAAATTGGTTTAGGACGTAAAGGATATAGAATGTTACCATTAGAAGGTTTAAAAACTTTAAACATTAATGGTAAAAAATATAAAATAGATCAAAATATTAAAGAAATAAAAGTAAATCCACCAAGCCTGTATAAATTCCCTATTAGTATTAATAATGAAATTGAATTAAAAAGGTATTTAGATATATTAAAAGGGGATGGGTATAGTTTAATAAAATATTTACCAAGATTCAATCAAAAATTGGTTCCAATCAAATATTATAAATATTTATTCCAACATTTTCCATGTTATATATATGATAAAAGTGGGGATGGAATAAGGAAAATAGAAGTCTCCCCATTCAAATTACATGAAATTAAGGTAAATAGACCTAATAAATATGTTATAGGAAAAGAATATAAAGTTGATACTATTAATGGTACAAAATTATTAAAATTAAATTCCATTGGAAAAGGAAACCATTACAGATTTAAAGATGGTGTAACGATATATCACCTAACACAAGACCAAATGGATAGAAAAAATTTAAATGAAAATATGAAAAAATCTGAATTAAGACAATTAGTAAAAGAAGCTATATTAGAATCAAACCCACAACCACAAAGAGTATCACCAGATAGAGAAACTATTACAAAACCTGAAACTGATACTCCTGAACGTAAACCAAAAAGACGCACTTTAACTCCACCCACTGAAGCTCCAAATACAAAACCAAAAGCTGAAGGTGTAATTAAAGAAAACGAGCAACAGATATCTGATAAAATAGCCCAAAGATATAACAATTTAAAACAACCAGAACAGTTAGACGAAGCTGTAGGTAGTTTAATTATTGGAGGATTATTGGAGGATTATTGGCTGCCCCTAAAGTATTAGAATGGATAGGTAAAGCTACCAAATTTATTGTAGGTAAATTAGGTAAAGACGAATCTCAAGCAGCACAAAATATAACAAAATTCGCTCACAAATGGGAAGGATTTTATGTTGGTTCTATCGAGAAAGTAATTAAAGCAACTGGTGTTGCTAAAAACGTTTGGAAAAACGAAGATGGATTTATAGATTCGGATAAATTACATACTACAGCTAAAGTATTATATGCTGTTATACTAGCAGTAGCTGCTGGTTATGCAGTAAATGGAGTACTATCATCAAATTCAGCAGTAATTAAAGCAATTGAAAGTGCTATTGGTGGTGTGAAAGGTGTTGAAATAGCTCAAATAGCATCAAAAATTAAATCTAGTCTATAATGAATTACGAAGATATATTTTCTCCCCAAACCTTATCTAAATTAAATAAAAAATCTGCAGAGAATCTAAAACAGATGATTGGAGACAAAAATTTAATGCAGACTATGATTTCTTCCCAAAAATTATTGGGAGAAATATCTAAAGCTGAAGCTCCATATAAAGAACAACTTGAAGAATTAGCTGTTCAAATGGTAGAGGATTTATATCCTATTATAAATGAAGAAGGAATAAAAATAGATGCGAAAATAGTGGGAATTGGAGATGTTAATTCTTCATTGGATGAGTCTATATCACCGGAATCTCGTCGTCGTATTATAAATGGTATTACTCAAGGCGCAGCATTAAGAGGTGCATTTTCATTCTATCTTTTTAAAGAATATTTAGATACTATGGATGATACCTTAGTAGACAAATATAACCAAATAATGAAAAATTCATTTGGAATTTATGATGATGATAATGCTATAGCAATGTTATTATCTCTATTAGCTCAAGGTCATAAAGCTGCTGGTGGTTCAAGTAAAGTAATAATGAATGAAATAAAGGTAAATAATCCAACAAAAATAGACCAAAGTAAAGAATTTGAAAAAATTATATCCAAATTAGAAGATAAATATCCTAACTATAATGATACTAAAATATTTAATTTAGCTAATAATGAATTTAAAAAGAAATTTGGATATGGTGTAGGAGAAAAATTAAATGAGTCCCAAGAATCTGGTATAACAATTCGTGCTCGTGCCATTTGCTTTCCAATGTTAGTTCATGAAATAATTAAAGGTTTATATGAATTAGTTTCATTACAAGGGTTTAAAGGCGATAAAGAAGCTAATCAAGGAGTTGTAGATAAAGTAGATAAATTAGAACATGAGCCTCATGATTTAAAATACGGTAAATATATTTATGATGCGTTAAATGATATATTTGCTGAATCTCAATATTCCGATCCAAGGATTAGAGAATTCTTCTTTCAAGAAGTATATCAACTAGAAGATGAAGAATTTTTAACTTTAATAGAAAATGCAATTAATGAAGAATTAACTCCATCACAAAAAAGATGGGTTGACCAAACATTAAAGGAAATATCAATGGATTTAAAAGCAGATGATGCTTCTCAATATATAGATTAAATATGATTAGTTTAAAAGAATTAATATTAAATGAGTATAGTGAAAAAACAATCACTACAACTATAGACCGTTGGAAGAATACCAACCCAAACTTAGACACTAATATAGCAAGACAAGTAATCCAAAGATTTGACCAAGTCAAATCTGGTTTATCTACTAAATTACAACAAATAGCCTTATCAGATGAATTAAAACAAGGGCAAAATTATCTTAATATAGATAAATACTCTTGGGAAGATATGGTAAATTTACTTCGTTCATTACCAGAAAAGGATGATAAAGTAAAAAAAGATGCCATAAATAAATTCGTTCAAGAAGAACGTATGGATAAAGGTACAGTTACTTCTTATGTTATTCGTTTTATGAATAATAGACGTAATTTAAAATATGCTTTAGATAATGGAACTGAAGATGGAAATTATTCAAAAGAAGAAGTAAAAAAATTAATACCATCCCGTTTAATCCCAAATAATTTATATTTAGATCCTAGAGCATATAATTTCCAACAATTAGAAAATTTATTAGACACCTTATTTCCTATGAATGTAGAAGTAGGTGCTGATGAAAATAATGTAACAACAGATGCTGATAAAGTATATGAAAGTGATGGGATAGAAATATATAAAGGAGATTCTCAACATAAATGTATATCTTATAATCCAACAATTGGTACTAAGAAAAAATATGGGTGGTGTATATCCCAACCTTCTAACCAAATGTATGATAGATATAGATTTATGGAAGAAGGTAAAAATAGAATGTTTTATTTTATCTTTGATAGAACTAAAACTTCCGAACCTGAACATAAACCATTTAAAGATCCTTGGCATTCATTTGTAATTCATGTTGGAGAAGGAAATAGAAGATATTGGATAACAGATGCTGATAATGATTTTGAAAAAGAATTTTCTTCTTGGTCTGATTTGCAAAAAATAGCTCCCAAAGTATGGAAACGTATTGGAGGTTTAGAATCTGTATTTAAGTTTATAGCACCATCCAAAGCTGAAATATCTGGGGCTGCTATGAGAGGAAAAAGATTATCCGCTCAAGATTTTCGTGAATTGGATTATGAAGATAAACAACAATATGTTCAATCTAATGCTGGTTCTTTATCAAAAGAAATCTTAGAAATCTTAGATAAAGAATTAAAAAACTTAGCTATTAATTATGGTCAAAAATTTCCATATTCTCTTTTAAAAGATAATGAAAGTTTAGCAAAAAGATATGCTATATTTCGTTTTAGACATACTAATTATGGTAATGAAGCAATTCCACTTCCTTATGTTAAATATTTAGATGAAGATGCTAAGGAAAAATATTTAACTACATTCGATGGTAATTTAACATTTGAATTAATTGAAAAATATTTTGGTCCTCAATCGGCAGAAAAATATATTCAAGAACAAATACAAAAATTAGACTTTATTCCACCAAATGCTTTAAAATATATTAAAGATCCTAAAATTAAAAAATTATACGAAGTTTATTCATCGTTATTTAAAAATTGGGAATTTGAAAATAATACTGATATAAGTGATGAAGAATTAGCTAATAAAGAATCAATGCCTGCACAGTCTGTTACTCCAAAACCTCTAACAGTTGATGATTGGAAAGAATTATCATCATCTAAAAGAAAAACAATAATAGACTTAGCAAAGAAATTTACAGGAAACGAAGAATATTTAATTGTATTATATTCAGTTCCATTTGTAGTAAATGACGGTGATAGAGATTTAGTTTTACTTCCTATTAATTTAGATGATTTTACGGGAAAATGGTACTTAATGGATATTAATGGTATGGTTATTGATGAGTATAGTGGAGAAAATGCTATGTTAGGTTCTATTCCATTATATGAAGGTTATCCTAATTTTAATGATGGTGATTTTACTAGAGTTTATAATATAGATGATATTAAAGTTCAAAAAGAAATAAACGAATATAAATTCCTAGCTGAAATTAAAATAAATAATCCCCAATCTTTATTAATAAAAACAATAGAATTATATAAGAAAAAATATAGTGCTTTAGAACAAGGATTTGATGGTAATTTAGCAGAAGAAATATATGAATTATTTTTAGATGGTTGGATATGGCATGAAGATGAAAATCTAGAAGATTTATTTTATAAATTATCCCAAGATGAATTAAAACGATTATATAATTTTCTACAAAGTTATTCTAATATAGATGAAGAAACATTTGAAGAGCAATATCTTCGTGAACGACTTGTAGTTCGAGCTGGATTAAAATAAATTCTAAGACCTCAATAGAGGTCTTTGTTTACTTAAAATAAATTTCGTATATTAAGTAAAATTAATTTATGAAATTAGCTATAATAGGTAGTAGAGATTTTAATGATTATGATTTACTTTCTAAAGAATTAAAACAATATGAAGATAAAATCACTCGAGTTATAAGTGGTGGTGCTAAAGGTGCTGATACTTTAGGTGAAATTTGGGCTGAAGAAAATAATGTTCCTGTCCAAATATTTTTACCTGATTGGAATAAACATGGTAAAGGAGCTGGTTTATTGAGAAACCATGATATAATAAAAAATAGTGATATTGTAATAGCTTTTTGGGATGGTAAAAGTACTGGAACAAAACAAGCATTGGAATTAACTTCAATTTATAATAAACCTAAGAAAATAATAATCTATGAATAAACAAGAACGTAAATTAAAAGGTCAAGCTAAATTCAAAAACGACTTAAAAATTATGGTTATACTTTAGATGACGTTAAAAAATCAGACCATAACTTATTTGTATTTAAAACAACTGGAAAGCCTTGTTCATGTTGGATGTGTAGAGGAGAAAAAGATAAGAAAATAAAACATAAAAATAAAATTGATGAATAAATTTATAAAATGGATTAAAAATTTTCTACATCAAGATGTAGTAATAGTAGAAAATAATAAAAATAGTAAAATAACGATAAACGGCAAAGTAATATTTGATGATATTACTAATAGAAAAATAGTAGTTAAAGACGGAAAAATAATATCAAATATAAAGAATGAATAAAAAAATAGTTATAGTAGGTGCGGGAGTAGCTGGTATTAATGCTGCTACTAAATTAGTGGATAATGGTTATCCTGGTGAATTAATTACTATTATAGATAAGGGTAATGATCCTTATAATAGAAAACCTGATGAGGTAATGACTGGGATGTTAGGTAGTGGCGGATGGAGTGATGGTAAACTTACTTATCATACAGCAATTGGGGGTCAATTATCAAAATATTGTGGTGAAGAAAAAGCAATGGAATTAATGGATCAAGTTATCTCTAATTTTAGAAGATTCCACCCAAAACCTGAAGAAATATTTTGTTCTGATCCTGTTGAAGAACCAGAATTTATTAAACCTAAATTTGGTTTAAGATTATTTCCTGTATGGCATATTGGTTCCAACTTCTTACATGAGATTGCTAAAAATTGGTATCAACATTTAGTTGATAAAGGAGTAGAATTTAGATGGGAGTGTGAAGTAAAAGATATATCATTTAAAGACAATATGATTGGATATATTTATAATAAGGGACAAAAATTATTACCTTATAGAGATTTTTATGACCAACTTATTTTTGCAGTAGGTAAATCAGGTATTGATTTTGGTAAACAATTAGCAGAACAATATGAATTAGAGACTGAACCTAAATCAGTTCAAATTGGTGTTCGTTTTGAGGCCCCACAAAAATACTTCCAAAAATTAATTGATGTTAGTTATGATTTCAAATTATATCAAAAACCTAACGATCAAGTATCATTAAGATCATTTTGTACAAATAATAATGCTGCTTATGTTGCTGTAGAGGAAACTTATGGAGATATTAGTTATAATGGTCATGCTAAGAAAGGTGAAGAATTTAGAAATGATATGACTAATTTTGGCATATTAATGGAAATTAAAGGTATTGAAAATCCATTTGAATGGTGTCGTAAAGTAGTAGATAAATGTAATTTTAGTGGCACTTTACCTAGATTTCAAAATGATGGAATTTCTAATTTTAATTTTAGAACAGGGATGTTTTATTCCCCAAACCAAACACGTAAACCATCTAATACATCAGAAGGTACAATAGTTAATAGTTTAGAATTAATGACTGGATTAGATAATATTAGAGAAGCTTTTGAAGGTAATTTTGAATATGTTGAGAATTTTATTGATGATATGAATAAAGTATTTGAATTTGGAGATGATTGGGGAATGTATATACCAGAAGTTAAATATCTAAGTCCCGAACCCTTAGTAGATTATACTAACTTGTCACTACCAAATTATAATAATGTTCATTTTGTGGGTGATGCATTAAGTGCAAGAGGAATAACCGTGTCAGGAGCTCATGGAATATATGTAGCAGAAGATTTATTAAAAAACTAATTATGAAAAAAGAAAACGAATTTAAAACAAAAACATTTACATCACCTGACGGCATTAAAAGAACTATATTTGATGGTAAATTACATTCTTGGGAAGGACCCGCAGTTCAATATCCTAAAGAAATTAAAAAGAAAGATGAATATTATGTTTATGGTATTCAACACACAAAAGATCAATGGTTAGAAGCAAAGCGAGACACTAATGGTGTCCCACCAGATAAAAATCCACAAGTAAATTCAAGATTTTAATATGAGAATAGGATTAGTAGGTACAGTTTCTGTTGGAAAAACTACATTAGTTAATGCATTAAAAGAATTACCACAATTTAAAGGATATCATTTTGCTACTGAACGAAGTAAATATTTAAGTGATCTAGGTATTCCTTTAAATACTGACTCAACCATTAAAGGTCAAATGATTTTTGGAGCTGAAAGAGCATCTGAATTATTTCATGAAAAGTTATTAACAGATAGAACTATTATAGATGTAATATCTTTTACTAAATTAGCTAAAACTATAGAACCTTTTGAAAAAGAACAATTTTATGATTTATACAAAAATTTAATATCGGAATATGATTATATATTTTATATATCCCCAGAAGGATTACCTATAGAGGATAATGGTATACGTACTATAGACCCTGTTTACAGAGAAGATATTGATTGGGTTATTAAAAGAGTAATTGAACAGAATAAATTTAGAATTAATAATTATCATGAAATTTCTGGTAGTACAGAAGATAGAATCAAACAAATTTTAGAAATTATTTTTCCTTAATATTTATAATATATAAACGATAAAATTATTAAAAAAATGGATATTGCAAAATCAAGAAATTTCCTATTAAAAGAGAGTATTGAACAGCCTTTAGATGAAATGGCTAAAATTCAAGGTGAATTAAAAGACTCTATTGAAGCTGTAATTGCAGCGAATCCAGACCTTAATGGTCTTCCATTAAAAAAAGCTATTAGAGCAGACCAAAGAGTATTAGACGCACTAGATGGTGACGATTTGTATGACAATCAATTAAATAAATTCATAGCATCAGCTAAAGGTGAGAGAGAAGTTGGTTCTAGAGGTAGAAAACCTGGAGGTTCTATGGATGCTAAAAACGATATTATAGATGATTTAGGAACTCCTGCTCCCGAACCAGAGATGACAACATCTATAGGAGGAGAAGATAATGAAGATATTGATGATGTAATTGATACTTGGGCCGCTCCAGAAGAAGAAGAGGAGGAAGTTGTTGGTACACCAACAATAGATAAATCTATTGAAAAGGAATTGCCAAGTGATGTTAGTTCTGCTAATGCTTATAAAAATATTATTTTGAAAAAAGTTCAAAAAATAGAAGCTTTATCTCCACAAGAAAGAGCTAATTCTATTGATATGGCTGCTTTAAAATCATATATTAAAAAACCAGAAGTATTCAAAACTTTAGGTAGAGAAACAATCCAAAATTTAGTTTCTCCTATCATAGGATAAAATAATAAAATATAAAAATAAATAAAGCCTCTCATTATGGGAGGCTTGTTTTTTCCATCGGTATTTATTATATTATAAATTATTAAGAAATTACAAACCTAATAATATTTATATATAAATATATTTATGGAAAATCAAAATATGTCTTATAAAGAAATGGTAGCATCCGAGTTCGTAAAATGTTCTCGCGATCCTGTCTACTTTATGAAGAAATACTATTATATACAACATCCTCAACGAGGTAGAATATTATTTAATTTATATCCATTCCAAGAAGCCATTTTGAGACAGTTTCAATCTGGAGATTATTATTTAATAAATAAATCAAGACAGTTAGGTATATCTACATTAGTATCAGCTTATTCTTTATGGTTAATGTTATTTCATAAAGATAAAAATATACTTGTATTAGCTACAACACATGATACTGCAAAAAACTTAATTGTAAAAGTTAGATTTTCATATGATTGTTTGCCATCTTGGTTAAAAATCCCAACATCAGAACATAACTTAAATAAGTTAAAATTAAAAAATGGTTCCCAAATTCATGCTAAAGCAGCAACTGAGAATGCTGCACGTTCTGAAGCCGTAACTCTTCTAGTAATTGATGAGGCTGCTTTTATTGATAATATTGAACTGACTTGGACTTCTGCACAACAAACATTAGCTACGGGTGGACAGTGTATAGCTTTATCATCACCTAATGGAACAGGAAATTGGTTTTATTCAAACTGGGTAAAAGCTCAAAATAAAGAAAATAAATTCATCCCATTATCACTCCCATGGACTGTTCATCCCGAAAGAGATCAATCTTGGAGAGATGAACAAGACCATTTATTAGGAAAAAGACATGCAGCCCAAGAGTGTGATGCCGATTTCATTACATCAGGAGAATCAGTTATTGAAACAGAAATATTATCTTGGTATAAGAATAATTTTATTAAGGATCCTTTGGAGAGGCGAGGAATTGATGGTACATTATGGATATGGGAACCTGCAGATTATTCACGTTCCTATATGGTTGTTGCCGATGTTGCTCGTGGAGATGGTTCCGATTATTCCACATTTCATATAATAGATATCGAATCATCTAAACAGGTTGGAGAATTTAAATCTCAAATATCAACAAAAGATTTTGCCCGATTATTATTTGTTATATCAACTGAATATAATAATGCTTTATTAATAGTTGAGAACAATAGTTATGGTTGGGATGTTTTAGGTAGAGTTATAGATATGGGATATAGTAATATATATCATTCTCCCAAAATAGATACTATGAATGGTAATCTTGAAGAATATTTATATAAATATAGTGAGGGAACTAATATGACACCTGGTTTTGCTAATACACAAAAAACAAGACCACTTATAATTTCAAAACTAATTTCATATATAAATGATAAATCAATCGAAATACAATCATCAAGAACAATAGATGAATTAAGAACATTTATTTGGAAAAACGGAAAACCACAAGCACAAAGTGGTGCTAATGATGATTTAGTTATTCCTTTAGGAATTGCATTATTTTTAAGAGAAACATCATTGATGTATCAAAAAACAAGTGAAGAATTATCAAGAGCATCACTAAATAGCATACAGACAATAAATTATTCAGCCGGAGTTTATTCTCAAAATCCATATACTCAAAATCCATATAAAATGGATGACGGTAGGGGTGGTGTAGAGAGTTTAGATTGGTTATTTTAATATAAATTTAAAGACAAAAAATGGAAGAAAATCCAAAACAAGAAAATTCAAATTTCTTTTCTAAAGTACAAAAATTATTCTCAACTGATGTTGTAATACATAATGTAGGTGGTAATCAATTAAAAGTTATAGATACAGCTCGTATTCAACAATTAGGAGCTTTACAAACCAACTCTTTATATGACAAGTATAATAAAATATATACCACTTCCGGTAGAAACAGCTATAATACAGTAAATCAATACCCAACATCAAGAATACAATTATATACAGATTATGAAGCTATGGATACTGATTCCATTATAGCTTCTACACTAGATATAATATCAGATGAAGTATCTTTAAGAAACGATTTCGGAGAAGTATTGCAAATAAGAAGTTCAGATGAAACTATTCAGAAAATATTATATAATTTATTTTATGATATATTAAATGTAGAATTTAATTTATGGTCTTGGACTCGTAATATGTGTAAGTATGGGGATTTTTATCTAAAATTAGAAATATCCGAAAAATATGGAATATATAATGTTATCCCTTTCTCTTCATATACTATAATAAGATTAGAAGGAGAAAACCCAGATAATCCAACAGAAGTAAAATTCAAATACGATCCAACATTTACCTCACAACAATCCCCAATGGGTCATCAACAATTAATGAGTGGTGTTAATGTAAAAGAGATGAATTTTGAAAATTATGAGATGGCTCACTTCAGATTATTATCTGATTATAATTATCTTCCATATGGTAGATCTTATTTAGAACCTGCTCGTAAAATATTTAAACAATTACAATTAATGGAGGATGCTATGTTAATTCACCGTATTGTAAGAGCCCCAGAAAAACGTACTTTCTTTGTTAATGTTGGAAATATTCCACCTAACGAAGTAGAACAATATATGCAAAAAACGATCAACAAAATGAAAAAAACTCCATATGTTGATCCAAAAACAGGAGATTACAATTTAAAATATAATATCCAAAACATTCTTGAAGATTTTTATATTCCAGTAAGAGGAGGTGACCAAACAACAAGAATTGAAACTACAAAAGGATTAGATTATACTGCTATTGAAGACGTTACTTATTTAAGAGATAAATTATTTGCTGCATTAAAAGTACCTAAAGCATATTTTGGTTATGAAAAAGATTTATCTGGTAAATCAACATTAGCTGCAGAAGATATTCGTTTTGCTCGTACAGTAGAACGTATCCAAAGAATTATGATATCTGAGTTAACTAAAATAGCATTGATCCATTTATATGCCCAAGGTTATGAAGGTGAAAGTATGACAAATTTTGAATTATCATTAACTACACCATCTATTATATACGACCAAGAAAGAGTTGCATTGCTTAAGGAAAAAACAGATCTAGCAGTTACTTTAATAGAAAACAAAATAGTTCCATCTGATTGGGTTTACGATAATATCTTCCATTTCTCAGAAAACCAATATGAAGAATATAGAGATTTAATCGCTGAAGATGCAAAACGTAAATTTAGATTAAGCCAAATAGAATCAGAAGGTAATGATCCAGCAGAAACTGGAGAAATTTATGGAACCCCATCCACCCTTCAATCATCAAATATCCAAAATAGATACCCAGGAAATGGTGGAGTGCCTAAAGGATTTGATCCCGAAAGTGATGAATTACCAGATGCTATATTAGGAAGACCTGTTGAAAAATCATCTATATATAATACTCAAGATAGTGCTTTAGGAAAAGACAGAATGGGTTCATATGGAATGAAAAAAGATAATACAGATGGTGATTCTTTAAACCCACCAACCAAAAAAGGGGCATTGAGATTAGAAAATACCAATGTTGTGTATTTACAAAATAAAAATATATTCAAACCAAGAAAAACAATATTATTCGAATCTAGTGATTTATTAAATCCTGATAATATTTTGAAGGAAACTGAATTAGATTAATATTTATAAATAAATTAATTATTGATGATTAAGCACAGCAAATATAGAAATACTGGTATAATTTTTGAAATGTTAGTAAGACAACTTACTAATGAAACCATATCAAATAAAGAACCCAAAGCTATTAATATAATAAAAAAATATTTCACCAAAACTGAACTAGCTAAAGAAAATAAATTATATCAAACTATAATTCAATCAAATAACTTAAGTGAAAGTAAAGCTGAGGTGATAATAGGTACAGTATGTGATTTATCTAAAAAATTAGATAGAAGTAAAATTAATAAAGAAAAATATAACTTAATTAAAGAAATTAAAAATAATTATGAATTAGAATCTTTCTTTAAAACTTCTATTAATAATTATAAATCAATGGCCTCCATATTTACATTAATTGAATCAACAATTAATGAAAATCCTAATCCAAATACTATAATTAATAGTAAGTTAAATCTTTTAGAACATTTAACTGAAAATAAAATCGCTGAGGAAACTCAAATCTATAAAGATCTTTCTACCATGGAAAAAGGTGAAAGATTTTTAGTATATAAAGTAATGATTGAGTCTTTTAATAGTAAATATGATAATTTAGACAGCGCACAAAAATTGATATTAAAAGAGTATATTAATAATATATCGGATACCGTTAAATTAAAAGAATTCGTTGATAATCAATTTTCTCAATTGCAAAACTCATTAAGAGAACATTTATCTAAAATAGATGATCAAATAACTAAAATCAAAATTGAAGAAACTATAAAAATGATTGATCCTATCATTGAATCTAAAAAAATGAAAGACGATTATATAGTTAGTTTATTTCAATATCAAGAATTAAACAAAGAGTTATCTAAATTATAATGAATAAAGATACCTTACGCTCTTCAATCAAGGCTTATTGTCTTGAATTAATGAAAGAAACTTCCACTTCTGGGGGTGCGGGAGGTTATTTAACTAAAAAAGCATTTAGATCAACTAAAAAACAAGACTTAAAATCACCTACTGGATTCGAATCTTCTCCAAATCCAAATATGTATACTAAAACTATGAAATTTAAAATAGTTAAACCTAAAGAAAGATTAAATAGTAAGGATTTGTGGAAAGAAATTAAAATAAATCAACCTAATAGAAAAATCTACACTCCTGAAGGTAATAAAGGTACTATCATTAAAAAATCTACATATCAAGATAATAAGGAAGAAATTGATAATAGTTTACTAGGTTATGGTTATGCAGGTGAACCCGAAATAGTAAAATGGTATTTATTGAAATTAGATAATGGAAAAAATGAATGGTGGGATGAAGATGAATTATTGAATTATAATAATAAATTAAATGAATCTCGTTATACTCAATTTAAACAACAAACATCCAAACCAAAACCTAAAGAAATACTTCATAAAGCAATAAAAGAAATTCAATTTAAGTTAGATGAAGTAAATAGATTGATTGAATTTACTACTCGTATTAAAGGTGAGTTAACTGAAGGTGAACAAGAAATAGAGTATTTAAAACGTACGAAAAATTCTATATATAAAATATACGAAAAATTAAAAGAAGCATTTGAAAAAATAAACTCAATATAAATGACAGCACAAACATTATACAATAATCTTCAAGAAGGTAAAATCACTAAAGATAAATTCTTATATGAAGTAAGACGTGATCCTAATTTACCTATGATTACTAAATTTAATTCATTTGAAGATACAATTCAGATATTAAAAACTAAAAGTATTATATCTGAAGAAAGATATAAAAAGGAAAATAATCCTGAATTACCTAAAGTTGAAAGTCTAACTATAGATCAAGTATCTCCATATGAGTATTCTAAAGGAATTAACTATGAGTTGGAATTAACAAATATCTCTGCTGGTAATAATTTACCAAGTGGAGAAGATATGATTAAGGCTCAAAATAAAGTATTAAAAAACCTAACTTCTGATAAATATTACTATACAAGAAAATGTATGAGTGATGAAGAAAAGAAATTGGAAAAAGCTAATTTAAGACCTGAAGAATTAGGTAAAGTTAAAATAGCAAAAAATCAATTAGAAAGGAATAAAGTATTAAAAGAGAACTTAGACCAATATTATACTCAAGATTTTAGTGGTGAAGAATGTGAATCTTGTGAAAGAGAAGAATTAGATTTTGATCAATTAACTCCCGAACAAAGTCAATTAGTTTCTCAAATAGCAGAAGAATGGGGATTAACGGAATATGATTTTGAAGATGATGATATTATTGAAGAATTAGAAGCTGAATTAGAAAGACGTTCTGGGATAGAAGAAGCAGTAGCTGTTAAAGATAAAGCAGGAAATGTTCAATATGCTAAAGATGATAGTGAAGCTACAAACATAATGAATGCTGCTAGAGCTAAAGGAGTTCAACTTACAAAACAAAGTGTATAATGAATCAATTATTAATAGAACATTTTCCATTACAAATTACCAAACAGACTATAGTTGAAAGCTCTTCAAGAAATGGTGGTAAATTAATTTTAGAAGGGATTATACAAAGAGCAAACGCTAAAAATCAAAATGGGAGGGTTTATCCTAAAGACATCCTTTTAAGAGAAATACAAAAATATTCTGAAGGTCCCGTTGCTGAAAAAAGAGCATTTGGAGAATTAGACCACCCAGAATCACAAGTAGTTAACCTAAAAAACGTTTCTCATAATATCACAAAAGTTTGGTGGAATGGTGATGACGTTTATGGACAAATAGAGATACTAAATACTCCATCAGGTAATATAGCAAAAGCTATTATAGAAGCTGGATGTTCTTTAGGTATATCTAGTAGAGCAATGGGTTCAGTCCAAAGTTTAGGAGAAGGAACAGTTGAGGTACAAGATGATTTATCTATGTTGTGTTGGGATTTGGTATCAGAGCCATCTACACAAGGTGCTTTTATGGAACAAGTTGGTCTTAATGAAAATTATATACCAAAAACAGAAATAAAATATAGTAAAATTAACGAAATTATATCAGAAATAGTGTGTATGAACACAGGATTATGCTGTATTAAATAAAAAAATCATGATAAAACAATTAAATGAAGTTGCTCGTATGCAGCAATTAGCAGGAATATTAATGGAAAATGAAACAAATAATCCTTCAAATATTACTTTAAAAGCTGAATTAATAGAATATATCGAAGAAGAGTATGCTATGTATGATATACTTTTTTTTGAAAACAATCAAGAATATTCTTGTTCTGGATATACTAAAGAACCAGATAATCCAAATGCAATTGAAGGATTTATGAGGTGTAATTTAGATGTAGATGGTGATGAAGATTATTCTGAAATAATAAATATTTCAAAAAATAAACAATATAAAATGTTAGAAAGAGGAGATTCTGTAGATGTTTATATCCCTATAAAAGATATTACTTTTATTGAAGGTCAACATCCTGATGAATTAATTGACGAAGTATATTAAAATTAATAACTTTCTCCCGAAGTTACAAAGAAGAGTGCTCTTTCGAAAGAAAGAGCATTTTTTGACTTCCCTCCTAATATTTATGAGCATATTAAGATAAATTATTCAATATGATTTCCCTCTTTTAATATTTTCTTATATTATCTTTTCAATAGATAATCAAAAACAATCAAAATAAATTTTAATGTCAAAAAACAAATTATTCGCTGATGCGGTAACAGATGCTAAAACTTTGAAAGAGACAGCTTTAGCAAATGCCAAACTAGCAATCGAAGAATCTTTAGCACCAAAAGTTCAATCTATGATTTCAAATCAATTGAACGAAATGGAAGAAGAAGAAGATGGAAAATCTTTAGAAGAAATCTTAAACGAGATGGAAGGTGAAGAAACAGAAGAAATGGAAGTACCTGAATTAGATGGTGGTTCTGAAGAATTTGAAGAACCATCGGAAGAAGGTTTAGGAGAAGATGAAGTTGGTGAACTTACAGTAGATGAATTAAAAGATGTAATTCGTGATGTAATGGCTGAATTAGGAGCAGGTGAAGAAGAACCAGAAATGGAACCAGAAATGGAACCAGAATTTGAGGAAGAAGAGGAAGATATTGATCTTGACGAAATCCTTAATGAAATGGGAACTACTACAATAGATCCTTCAAATGCAGCAGCAGCAGGAGCAGATGAATTATTAAATATGATTAAATCTGCAGTTAGTAAAGCCCCAGAATTAGCAAGAAAAATTCAATCAGCTTTAGAAGATTTAGGTTCTGCAGCAGGTTCTGCTATGAGAAGTGAAGTTAAAGAATTGGAAGAAGCTAAAAAAATAATTTCAAATAAAACTAAACAATTATCTGAAGTTAATTTATTAAATTCTAAATTACTTAATTTAAATAGAATTTTTAAAGCTAATAACTTAACTGAATCACAAAAAGTTAAAGCTGTAAATGCTTTTGATAGAGCAACAACAGTAAAAGAAGTTGAAAATACATATCAAACTTTAAAAGAATCATTAGTTGTTTCTTCTAGAACACAAATTAAAGAAAATAAAGGATTTGCATCAAAACCATTAGGTGAAGCTAAAAAAGAATTAATAGTTGAAAGTAATGATTTTGTAGCAAGAATGCAAAAATTAGCAGGTATTAAATAAAAATTAAAAAAACAAAAATTAGAAAATGTCAGTAGTACAACAATTATTAGAAAGCGCTAACCCATATCAAACTCAATTGAGTGGAGCTATGAAATTGGCGGAAAAATGGTCTAAATCAGGACTATTAGAAGGGTTGGGTAATGATACAGAGAAAGCTAATATGGCTACTTTGTTAGAAACTCAAGCAAAACAATTAGTATTAGAAAATAATACAACTAACCAAGGTGGAGCAACATTCACAGCGGGATCAGGTGAACAATATGCTGCAGTAGCATTACCATTAGTACGTAAAGTATTTGGTCAAATTGCTGCTAAAGAGTTTGTTTCTGTTCAACCAATGTCATTACCAGCAGGTTTAATCTTCTTCTTAGATTTCCAATATGGTAATACAAAATCACCATTCGCTAAAGGAGATTCATTATATGGTAAAAACAGCCAAAATAATATCTTTTCTAATGACGCAGAAGGTGGATTATATGGTGCAGGTAGATTCGGTTATTCAACTAATCAATTTGCAATTGCATCAGCATCTGGAGTGTTCTCAGGGACAGTAGCTTCTTCTTCATTAACATTAGCAGATGTTAATTATGATGCTAATTTATCAGCATCTATCGCTGCAGGTGGAATTTATAAAGTATCAGTAGCAACTTCATCTTTAACTGATTATGATGTTAATGGTGTTAGAGCATTCGTAGTATCAGGTTCAGGTGTAAACCCAGCAAACTTGTTACAAAACTTTACAAGATTAACAGCAGCTGGTACAGTAGATTTCTACTATACAGGTTCTGCTCCAACATTAACAGCAGCTTCTGTTTTATATAATAAACAAACTAAAGATAACAACAGAGGTGACTTTGAAGATAGTACAGCAGGTACATTCTCGATTCCTAATGCTGCTTCATCTGATTCGATTTCTATTCCTGAATTTAATATTCAAATGAAATCTGATACAATTGCTGCTAAAACTAAAAAATTAAAAGCAAGCTGGACACCAGAATTCTCACAAGACTTAAATGCATTCCAATCTATTGATGCTGAAGCAGAAGTTACAGGTTTAATGTCAGAATACATCTCATTAGAGATTGATATGGAGATATTAGATATGTTAATTCAAAACGCTCCAACAACAGAATTTTGGTCAGCTAAAGTAGGTCAAGAATATAATGGTTCTGCATTCACAAATGATAACAGTGCTGGTTTATATTACACTAAAATGTCTTGGTTCCAAACATTAGGTGTTAAATTCCAAAAAGTATCTAACGCTATTCACCAAAAGACTTTAAGAGGTGGTGCTAACTTCATGGTAGTTTCTCCAACAGTTGCTACAGTATTAGAATCAATCCCAGGATTTGCTGCTGATACAGATGGAAGTGCTGAAAAAATGTCTTATGCATTTGGTGTACAAAAAGTAGGTCAATTAAACTCTCGTTATAAAGTTTACAAAAACCCATATATGACAGAGAACACAATTTTAATGGGATTCAGAGGTAATCAATTCTTGGAAACAGGTGCTGTATATGCTCCATATATTCCAATTATGACTACTCCATTAGTATATGATCCAGAAACATTTACACCAAGGAAGGGAATAATGACAAGATACGCTAAGAAAATGGTTCGCCCTGAGTTCTATGCCAAAATTATTGTTGCTGATTTAAACTCAATCTAATCGAATTACAATAGAAATTGAAATTAGGCTTGGATATTCCAAGCCTTTTTCATACATTATAAATGTCCTGAATTTTAAAAAGTTACAAATTATGAAGCAATGTAAAAAATGCAACGAAGATAAAGAGTTAGATGGATTTTGTAATAAAAAATCTGAAAAAGATGGTAAACATCGTTATTGTAAATTATGTATGAAAAAACAAGGTGATAAACATTATCATGAAGTAAGAAAAATAGAAAAAGCTGATTATTATAAAAATTATCGTATAGAAAATAAAGAATATTACAACAACTATTGTCATAATCATTATCATAACAACAAAGAATGGTATAGAGAATGGAATAGAAATAAAAACAAAAATGATTTAAGTCATAGATTAAAAAAGATAACAGCAGTAAGAATAAATCAAGCTTTAAAAGCATATAACGCTTTAAAACAAGACAGAACAATAGAATACCTTGGCTGTAATATGGAAGAATATACTCAACATCTTGAATCACTATTTACCCCAGAAATGTCATGGGATAACTATGGAGAATATTGGGAAATAGATCATATTAAACCAATCTGTAAATTTAATCTTCTAAACGAAGAAGAAATGTATGAGTGTTTCCATTATAAAAATACTCAACCACTTACTAAACCAGAAAATAGAGAAAAATCTGGTAAATATTAATATCGAGGCTTGGTTTTCCAAGCCTCTTTTTGTACCTTATATTTATACATAAATAATTAATTATATGAAAGAACCTAATCGTGCTCGCAAAAATGAAATTAAGTATAATATTCAATTAAATGAGGAGCAAAAAGAAGCTAAAAGATTAATTTTAGAAAACCAAATAGTTATTGTTACTGGGAGGGCTGGTTCCGGAAAATCTCTTGTTGGTTCAATAACAGCATTAGATTTTTTAAATACAAAACAAGTTGATAAAATCTTAGTAGCTCGTAGTGCTGTGGAGGTGGGGAAAAGTTTAGGTTTTTTACCTGGTGACTTAAAAGAAAAGTTTAATCCTTATATGGAAGCATTAGTAGAAAATCTGTATAAATGTACTGATAGGGTTAAAATTGATGATTATATCAAAAATGGTAAAATTCAAGCACTCCCTATACAATTTATTAGAGGTAAAACAGTTGATGATATCCTAATTGTTGAAGAAGCTCAAAATTTAACCAAAAATGAAATGGAAGCTATTCTAACACGTTTAGGAGTAACAGGAAAAATTATTATTAATGGAGATGCATCTCAACGAGATATAAATGTTGATAAAGAGGATGGTGGTGTTACTGGTTTGGACTTTGCAATTGAATTATCCAAACATATAGATGGTATAGAACATATAAAACTTAAAGAAAACCATAGAAGCGGTTTAGTAGGTAAAATATTGGATTATATATATGGAAAATAATTAAAACTAAAACAACCTTACATATTTATATTAAAATATAATTAAATGGCTTCAAGCGTTATATGGGTAGATAACCCAATATTTACATCAGGTTCATCAACTCCATTTGGATTTTATGATAATGACACTCAATTTAGATCAGATGCCTTGAGAGTAGCACGTTTTTGTGCTACTCGTCTTGGTTATCCTGCTATGGATGTTGAGATGAGTGATAATCAATTCTTTGCATGTTTTGAAGAAGCAGTTTCTACATATAGTAATGAGGTTTATATGAATAATATAGTTAATAATTATATATCATTAGAAGCATCACCTACATCATCTGTATTGAATAATCAATATATCAATCCGTCTCTACATAACATAATCCAAATAGCAGCAGATTATGGTGCTGAAGTAGGAGTTGGAGGGACAATAGATCATATAAAAGGACAAATAGAATTAATTCCTGGTCAACAAGAATATGATATGAATCTATGGGCAAGTGGTTCTGCATCATTAGCTCCTGGAGATAGTATTGAAATAAAACAAGTATTCTATGAAAGTATACCAGCTATTATGAGATATTTTGATCCATATGCTGGAACTGGATATGGTTCACAACAACTATTAGATGCTTTTGGTATGGGTACCCAATCACCAGCAATTAATTTTATGTTAATGCCATTAAATTTTGATATTTCTGTATTACAAGCCATTGAAATGAATGATACAATTAGAAAATCAGGATTCTCATTCTCTCTTATTAATAATAAATTAAAAATATTCCCAGTTCCAACAAGACATTATCCTTTACATTTTACATATGTTAAAACATCAGATAAATCTAATATTTTATCACCAACAGGAAGTTATGGTGCTGGTGATAATTTAGTAACAGATATGTCTAACGTTCCTTATACTACAGCTACATACTCATCTATAAATGGGCCTGGTAGATTCTGGATATTTGAATATACATTAGTATTAGCAAAAGAATTATTAGCATTTATTAGAGGTAAATATCAAGTAACCCCAATACCGGGTGATAATGTGACATTAAATTCAGGTGATTTATTAAGTACTTCTGATAAAGACAAAATATCATTACTTGAAAAATTACGTAAAGATTTAGAAGAGACATCACGTAGAGCTCAATTAAATCGTAAAAAAGAAGAAGCAGATTCTTTAAAACAAACATTAAATGATTTCCCAATGGCTATTTTTATAGCATAAATAAATAAAATAATGGCATATTGGAGTAGAAGTAGAGATATAGATTTTTTTCACAATATAAACAAAGAACTTTTAGGGCAAATAATTGAACAAAAAGTTGGATATTATTTATGTGATGTTGAAGAAACTAAAGAAAATATATATGGTGAATCTTTAAAAAAAAAATTCACAGGTCCTGTTTTAATTAATTGCCTTATTGAAAGAGGTGATTATAATACTACAGATAATGATTATGGTCAAGATAGAAATAGATCATTAGTAGTAAGATTTTTAAAATTACACCTTAAAGAAGCTAATGTGGTTCCTATGATAGGAGATGTTTTATTATGGAATGAAGAATATTTTGAAATAAACCAAATAAATGAAAACCAACAAGTTCATGGACGTGATTTAGAGTATGCATATAAACAAGGAGATGGTGTTGGTGATACAGGAACATCATTAAGTATTATAGTAACAGCACATTATACCCGCGCGGAAAAGTTAGGAATTAAAGAAGAAAGAATATAATGGATATAAGAGACGCAAAAAATAGATTATTATCTGAAATTAAAATAAATAATCCATCAAAATTTGAAAATTTTAAAAGAAATATAATAAAAATTCTAGAACGAGATAAAGAATTTACTGATGATGAGGAACAAAAAGAAGATATAAACAGTTATATTGAAGATATTCAATCTTCTACCGATGAAAATCAAATTAAAAAAAATCTATACTATTATTTATATAGTGATGATAATATGGTTCAAGATTATATTGATGTTGCATTAGGAAAAGCAAGTTTTGATCCAATATATGAAGATGTTAATGATTTTACTATAGGTAAAACGACCCAAACATCTCAAGGTAAAACTATTGTAACAGATATAGACCCAGAAACTCAATCAGTTACTTGGTCATTAAATAAAGGAGTTACAGATGAAGATATTTATAAAGATTTAACAAATTTAATCCAAAAATTCGAAAAGGCCCAATTAAAAGATTTTCATAATAAACCAAAATTAATTCAATTAGTTAAAGATTTAAAAACTATAAGAAATAAATTCAAAAGAACAGTTATATAATGGCTAAAAGAGATAAACCAACTCCTATAAATAGAGAGAAATTTCTAAAAAACCTACCTGACCCATACCAAATCCCAGAACAGGATTTACAGCCATACGATAATTCAAATCCAAATGCTAAATATAGAAATCCTGGTGAACCTGAATTTGTAAGAGGTAATGAAATTTCTATGGATGGAGATACTAATAATACTATTAATATCTCTTTAGAAGACCATGATGAAACTATTTTATATTATTTAGAAAATCATATAAAACCAACAGTTGAAATCAACGGTAATCAAACCAAAGTTCCAATTATTTATGGTTCACCCGAGAGATGGAAGTCAATGCAGAGAGACGGTTTTTTCCGCGATAAAAATGGCAAAGCATTTATACCTATAATAGCAGTAAAGAGAGAATCGTTTGAAAAAGATAGAAGATTAGGAAATAAATTAGATGGTAATAAAGTACAGAATGTTCAATATTTTAAAACTGGATATTCAAAACGTAATTCCTATGATAACTTCTCTATACTTCAAAATCAAAAACCAAGTGAAGAATATCAAGTTGGGGTAATACCTGATTATATTACTATTACATATAAACTTTCTATATTTACTGATTATGTAGAACATATGAATAATATAATAGAAGCAATAGAGTTTGCTTCTGATTCATATTGGGGAGATAAAGAAAGATTCCAATTTAGAGCTAGTATTACATCATATCCAACACCAACTGAAGTTGAGAATGGGAATGATAGAGCTGTTAAAAGTGAATTAACGTTAGTTGTTAATGGTTATATAATTCCAAAAACAATAAATGTACAAAAAGCTGCTCCATCTCCTAAATCATATAATGTAACTAAATTACTTTTTAAAGAATTTACAGAAGATGTTACTTCTCCTAAAATTGATAAAGAAGGTAATAAAATAATTACTTTTACTAATCCTGGAGATAATAGAGTATCATATTATGGAACATTTACTGGAAATTTTATTGGAGACGGTTCACAACTAACTAACTTACCAATCCCATCAGGAAGTAATATTGATACAGGTAGTTTTGTATTAACAAGTTCATATAATCAAGATAGTTCATCTTTTGATGATAGAATAAATAATATAAATTTCGATACTAGTTCTTTATTATTAACTTCTTCATTTAATGACTTTACATCTAGTTATAATTCCGGTTCATTCATGGGTTCATTTGTGGGAGATGGCTCCGGTTTAATCAACTTACCCATTCAATATATAGACACGGGGAGTTTTAATACTACATCTTCATTTAATAGTTTTACCAGTTCATATAATACGGGAAGTTTTACAGGTTCCTTTATAGGAAATTTATTTGGAACTTCTTCTTTTTCCCAAACAGCATCATATATTGATATTGGATACATTCCTGAAAATGTTTCTTTAAAAAATACAGGAAGTTTAACAAATAGTACTTCATCTTATCCAAGTGATTATATAGTTAGCCAATCATTAGATACTAAATTAAATAAAAATATTTCTTTACTACCAACAGCATCCCTACCTATATTAGATACTGATAAATTA